GGCAATGGCTCTGGAGGCGGTAGCCCCAATTCCCCAAGCTCTCCAGCACAGCAGGGGCAGCCACCGGCCAATGTCACGCTAGTGCAGCCGTCGATGCCGCCAGCGTCGCCACAGGCTGATCCATCGCAGCTAATGAACGCGACGCTGGCGGCTATCACCAACCAGAACCAACAGCTTGCCAGGCAGCAGCAACAATCAACTCAAGCGGTAATGATGGCGCTGCAAGCCACCATGCAGGGGCTGGATCGCATTCTGCAGCAGATCAATGCACCAAAGCAGACAGAAGTGATCCGAGACGAGAATGGCAAGATCGTCGGCGCAAGACAGGTTACGTCGAGCGTTGAGCCCCAACCGCAAGAAATGTCCATGCAGCAGGAAGCGATGCCCGCAGACCTTCCAGGCCGGTTGCAAGGAATCCTCTAACTCTTTGAAAGGAGACACAAATGGCCACTTATACCAAGTATGAGAGTTTTGTGGAGGCACTGTTGGATGGCGGCGCTGGCTCGATGGACCTGTTCGGCACCGTCGATACCATCAAAGCCGTTATTCACACCGATGCGCCGGTTGTTGCCACTGACAACGATCTGACGGACCTTACGCAGATCACCGGAACCGGCTACACCGCCGGCGGCGACGACATCCAGAACGACTGCACCCGGTCGGGCGGCACGGCTACGCTTACCGGCGTTGACGTGGTTTGGACGGCTGGTGCTGGTGACTGGACGACTACGGCCAGGTATGTGTCGATTCACGACGACACTGCCACTGTTCCGATTGCTGATCCCCTGATTGCCTCGTGGGATTACGGTGCGACCTTCGCGCTCGGCAACGGCGAAACTTTCACGCTCGATTTTGGCGCGAGCGTGTTCACCCTGGCTTAATCGGAGACTGAACTGTGGCCAAGTCACAGAAGCGAACGGTGGAGGCGGAGCGCGTTGCTCCGCCATCGCCACTTAAAATCCGCCCTGAAACGCTCACCATTCCCTACAACGAGAACGGAAGGCGCATTTGCCCGCCCTATCCAGTGGCGAAGCTGATGAAGAAGGGCGCCGACGGAAAAATGAGGATTCCGTCAAAATACCTGGAGGCGCTGGAGCAAAATCAGAAGATTTCCAGTTGCTGCCGACATCCCGAGAATCACACGGTAGAAGGGCTCAAAAGCAAGCCGGAGGAGCCCGCACCGGACATTTACATTTTCCATTGCACCTGTGGGCGCCAGCACCGTCGATTCTGCATTGGCGGAGACGATGAGCGGCCAATCTGGATTGTGGGGTAAGCAAGGCGGGGTGAGCTAGATGGCAGTTGTCTTAATAACGCATGATAAAGCTCATGTTAGCTCACCGTCCGATCCCCATACGTTTGCCAGTCTTTCTCTAGGCGGAACCGCAGACAGAACTGCTGCTGTTGTCTTTGTTTACCAAAGAGGCGCAACCCTTAACATCCCAACTTCTGTCAAAGTAGAGGACGTTGCATGCACCCGTGTGAACGGGACTCAATATGCTGGTGGCGCTGAAACCATTCGCATTGATGGCTATTACATCGATCTAACGTCAGAAACGGCAACAAATGGTGATATTGTCGTAGATTGGAATGGCACTCCCGACTCTGCGGCTGTCGCTATAAGCATCCTGAAATTTTCTGACACCGCCAATGCATCAGGGCCGAATTATACCAACGTCACGTCTAACGTAACAAACGTCGGCGCGTGGTATGGCTCTGGAATGCCTGATGGTGCAATCGCCATCATCGGCATGTGCAATGCTGATGGCACCGATCCAAATTTTGTTTCGGACGGAACAAACTGGACCGCTCATCAAGAGGGTTATGAGGGCACGCAAGGCATTCAGTATGGGTCGGCCTACTACATAAACACCACCGGAAGCACGTTATCCAGTGCTCACGCAAATACCAAGCCAGACATAACCAATGATGAATCCCGCATCATGGCTTGGACGGGTATGGGGATTGAAGAGGCTCTTGCCGCCTACACGCTAGACGCCACGACTGGTGGCAGCTATTCGCTTTCCGGACAAACGGCAGCCCTGGAAGTGGGTTACGAAGTTGCTGCGGGACCTGGGAGCTACGCGGTTTCGGGAACCGATGCATTACTAGAGCAGAGTCGGACATTCACGAACATCGAATGGGGCCTGTACTTCCTGCAGGCGCTTGGCGACAACCTTTACGTTGGACGCGCTGTAATCGCAGAGGGTGGCTCCTACGCGGTCGGCGGTACGGCGGCAACACTACAGATCAACCTCACGCTGACTGCAGAAGCGGGCAGCTACGCCGTTACAGGAACCGATGCTGCCTTAACGATACCAACCGGAGTGGATCTTGTTGCCGATGGCGGAAGCTATTCGGTTGCTGGTACGGATGCGGCCCTTGAGGTCGGTTACGCGGTTGCTGGTGATGCGGGCTCGTACACCGTCAATGGTTCCGCCGCGACGTTGCAGCATGCCTGGGTGCTTTCTGCGGAGGCGGGAGCCTATTCTGTTTCAGGGACCGCCGCGACGTTCCTGCTTAACCGGCCTCTTACCGCCGAGGCAGGCTCGTATGCGCTAACAGGTACTGACGCCAATCTTGAAAGGTCGCGCAACTTTACCGCCGAGGCAGGCAGTTATGCCGTGTCTGGCACCGATGCACTGCTAGAACAGGGATACGCCGTCACCGCGGAGGCAGGCAGTTATGCCGTTTCAGGGACTGACGCGACATTGCAAATCGCGCTCGATGTCCTTGCTGAATCCGGCGCCTACTCGGTTTCGGGAACGGACGCTGCCCTAGAACAAGGCTACCTGGTCGGCGCCAACGCTGGCTCTTATGCTGTCACAGGGACTGCAGCAACGCCGTATCCATCGACGGTCCTATATCCAAACGCCGACGTGACGGACGGCTCCTGGCTGAACGAGCTGGGCAACAATACGAATCTGTATGCGTCGATCGATGAAATTGCCGCGAACGATACGGACTACATCGAGTCGCCGGCGCTTTCTTCTGGCAATTCGGACACCTGCGAGATTGCGCTGACGGCAAGCGGCGATCCGCAGCGTTCGTTTGGTCACAAGTTCGCCTACCGCTACCAGGCGCTAGGCGTGGCCACCATGAACCTCACGGTGCGCCTGATCCAAGGAACGACGATCATTGCATCCAATACGCACAACAGCGTTGGCGGCACACTGGTCAATAGCGAACTTACGTTGAGCGCGGCAGAAGCGGACAGCATCACCGATTATAGTGATCTGCGCCTGCGGTTCACGGCGGAGGCAGCGTAATGGCAGTTACATGGGATAAAGCCACATTCGATCAGTTATATCGCACAAAACCGTGGCATGCCGGTATTCGTCGCAATTCTGCGGAGGCGAGACTGCCGCCGTTTTTTCACTACAACTGGTTTGGCGTACAGAATGGGATGACAAGACAGCTAGACAGGTTCTTGTCTGTACCGGGAGCCGCGCAAATTTCAGACCTGTGCGTTATAGGCGGAGCATGGGGCTGGTTTGCTGAAATGCTCGAATCGCGCGGCATTAACACAATCAATGTCGATACCTCGACCTACGTCCTAGACAATCAGAACGTGTCAGAAGAGGGCGAGATTCGAGACATACTGACTGCCGGAGGAATGGATTGGGACAATCTTCCAGACTGCTTTGTTGATCCAAACGACTTTTCGCAGACGGTTGATCCTCGGCCATATTGGTTGCATCCATCAGGCGGGCGAAGCGGCAAGCCGGTGATTGATGAGGATATGTCCACTAACACATCCCGCAAGAATGTGCGTCAGGCACTTGGCAATAACATGGATGCGATCTTGACCGAGTTTGTGTTGGACGGCTTCGACGTTGAAGCTGATGCCCTATCGTTTGTTGAGCGATGCGAACAGCTTCGACCAAATCCGAATTGCAATGTTTTGCATTTCGTTTTGACAGTGAATGACCACCCACTTTTTCTTCCGTCAACACAAGCGGAGTGGAGGCAAAGACTAGACGCCAACGGATTTACGAACCATTGGGTGATTAACCAGCTCGGTCAAGTGGTGACGTAATGGCTCTCCCATACGCAACAGGCTTTCCAACTAACGCTGAAAAGTTTGCCAGCGTTGGACAGCACATGGCTCGCCTCGGGAGTTTTGAGTACGGTGGAGAAGTCTTTGTCGTCTACGTGACGCTCCTAGATGGAAGCATCTTTACCGCGCGATGCGTTGTTTCTTACGCATCGGACCCGACCGGAACTTGGACGCAAGTTATTTCAGGAAATATAAATGGAGGCGGCGCAAATTCACCCAACGGTGCGACAATTGGGGCGCAGGCTCTTTTTGTTGATACCACGAATGGCGTTGTCACCATTTCGATGGAGTGGGGCAGTAGATATGTAGGTCCTAGTATCGGGAATTATTCCGGTAACAACCTAATCCAGTTTGATCTTGATACCCACACCTTCATCACTGGAAATGTCCAAGATCCATATCCAAAGCAAAGTTATGGCGCAACAGATGGCGAGTCTGACCCGGCTCCGGATTTCTTTGGCCAATCACAACAAGGATGGACCGGGACATCTTGTATTCGTCGCTCTAATGGCGATGTCGTTATGCTGCACACGGCTTTTGGGCCGTCCAGCATGGGTGGTACATACGACACCATCGACTATGAGTTTTATGACGACTCGACTAACACTTGGACGACGCATGTTACGGTTTTTGATGGGGGCGCAAAAAGTGACAATTATCTTTCCCCGACAATTATTCAGGGTTCAAGCGATCAATGCCACCTTCTGGCGGTCAACGTTCTTAATGATGACAGGACGGTTGGCGGCAACGTAGCACTGCGCGCTTTAAGCAGCTCGAACACGCTTAGAACCGAAAGAACCACAAGCGGAACGACCTGCTACAGTATCACGCCGCCTTCTGGAGAGCCTGTTACTTTTACAAGAAGCTCAACTGAATATGTTGGGGTTGTTGTAGCAACAAGCACAGTTAATCTGTCTCGCCTGTACTACCAGCATTTTACAGACGACTCGAGCCCAACATTCAATTTCAATACGATTATCTCTGGCGGCTCTGTTAGCCACCACATGGAGCGCAACAAGTGTGGGGGTTATTGCTTCGACCCCGACAATGGCCACCACTACGTTTTCTTTGCCGACCGTTCCGACCATATTTACGGCTACACAGACCAAGGGAACCTATCGACATGGGCAACGCTGAACAGCGGATCGTCTATCGGAGCGCCATCGACTGATTCTGGAACCAGCCGTGATGCTTATCAATTCACCGCAAACTGCTTCCAAGTCGGAAGCGATATAGTAGTTGGTTACACATGGAACAATCTTTGGGCCGAAGAAGATGATGATGGTTCGGCAACCATTATTTATTTTGGTGAAGGCGGTAGATATAACGGATTCTTATGGTCCGTCAGTCCGCAACAAGATCTCGTTACCAATGAAATTGACGGCAATTCAAAAACGTATCCGGCGTATTATGACCAGTGGACAATCCGTAGCCTTGGCGTAACGCTCGACGCAACGACAGGAGGCAGCTACAGCGTAAGTGGCACGGCGGCCACGCTGCAGATTAACACCACGCTGGCCGCAAACGGTGGTTCGTATGCAGTCACTGGCACGGACGCAACGCTTACAAAAGCGGCGCCAAAACTTCTCACGGCGGATGCCGGCAGTTACTCGATCAGCGGCACTGATGCGACACTACTTCACGACCGGACGCTAGATGCGACGGTTGGCGGCTCGTATGCGATCAGTGGCACCGACGCGACGTTGCAGTTCGGCTTCACGCTGGACGCCACGACGCCCGGCAGTTACGCGGTGTCAGGCACCGATGCCAACCTGGAATGGGGCCACGTTCTCGCTGCAGAGGCGGGCTCCTACGCAGTTTCTGGTACAGACGCCAGCCTAGAGCAGGGATATGCCGTCACTGCAGAAGCTGGGGCCTATTCGGTAAGCGGTACTGATGCCACTTTCCAAATCGCGCTGACGCTGACTGCCGATCCAGGTAGCTACACAGTCGCTGGCACGGACGCTTCGCTAGAGCACGGTTATGTGCTCGATGCGACGGTTGGAGGGACATATAGCGTCTCCGGTACGGACGCCACGCTAACCAAGGCCAAGAAGATTGCAGCCGATGCCGGTTCGTATGCCGTCTCCGGAACAGACGCCAGTCTTGAGCATGGGCGGCTGGTCACGGCTGACGCGGGCTCATATGCCGTAACCGGCACTGACGCCACGCTCCAGATAGCATTGTCCCTGACTGCGGAGGCTGGGGCTTATGCGGTCACCGGCACTGACGCCACGCTGCAAATTGCCGTGGATGTCCTTGGCGAAGCGGGTTCGTATGCAATCAGCGGCACCGATGCGGCGCTGGAACAAGGCTATGTCCTGGCTGCCGAGGCTGGGGCCTACACGGTTTCTGGCACTGACGCAGCCTTGCTGCAGGGCTATGCGGTTACTGCTGAATCTGGTTCGTACAGTGTTTCAGGAACAGAAGCCGCGTTCCTATGGGATCGCCTGGTAACGGCGGAGGCGGGTTCCTACGCCGTCACTGGAACCGATGCCACGCTTACCGTTGGGGGTGCTACCGGCTTCACGCTGCCTGCAGACGCTGGATCTTATGCAGTCACTGGAACTGCGGCGACATTCCAGATTGCGCTTACGATTGCGGGCGACGCCGGTTCCTATGCGGTTACCGGCACTGACGCCAATTTGGAATGGGGCCATGTTGTTGCGGCAGAAGCTGGAAGTTACGCGGTCACAGGCACCGACGCCACATTCCAGGTCGCACTGGCCGTCACTGCCGAGGCTGGCGCCTACACGGTGTCAGGCACCGACGCGACGCTGCAGATCAACCTTCCTCTCACTGCCGAGGCTGGTAGTTATGCGATCAGCGGCACTGATGCTGCTCTTGAGCATGGCCGCGTTGTGGCTGCCGAGGCTGGTAGTTATGTCGTTACGGGTACAGATGCCGCGCTGACGCTGATAAACGCCTTTGCGCTCATTGCGGAGACGGGCAGCTACACCGTTACGGGAACGGATGCCAATCTTGAATGGGGCCACATCCTCACTGCGGAGGCAGGCTCTTATGCGGTTAGCGGCACTGCGGCAAGCCTGTTCCAAGGCTACGCAGTGGCGGGCGATACCGGGTCTTACACGGTCACAGGCACCGACGCCAATCTTGAACATGGTTATGTGCTTGCTGCCGAGGCCGGTAGTTACTCTGTTACAGGCACGGATGCTACGCTAACAACGGGAGCGGCAACCGGCCAAATAAGGGTCACCTGGGCCGCCTTCTACTTGCCAGACACTGCAGGAAACCTGCAACTTGCAGGGGATGCGGGCGCCTATACGATTACCGGCACCGACGCGAGCTTCCTTTACGGCTACGCCACAACGGCAGAGGCCGGCACCTACGCGGTCACTGGAACCGATGCGAGCCTTGAATACGGCTTTGCGGTCACAGCAGAGGCCGGTTCATACGCCGTAACCGGAACAGATGCGACGTTCCAAATTGCCTTGGCGGTCGTGGCGGAGTCGGGTGCCTACACCGTTTCCGGCGTCGATGCCAACCTCGAACAAGGATACGTTGTTGCTGCAGAAGCGGGCAGTTACGCCACATCCGGCACTGACGCGGCATTTAGCAGGGGCTACGCCGTTTTGGCGGAAAGTGGCTCCTACGCTGTCACCGGCACCGACGCCAGCCTGGAGCAAGGATATACAATCACAGCCGAGGCCGGATCGTATTCCGTCACTGGCACCGATGCGACGTTGTTGCAAGGGCTTGCAGTCACCGCCGAAGCTGGCAGCTATGCTATATCTGGCGTGGATGCAGCGACATTGCATGGCCGCGTCCTGGCCGCAGGGGCTGGCAGTTATACCATCACCGGCAGCGACGCATTGTTGCTCAAAACCGGCGCGTATGCGCTGCTGGCGGAAGCGGGCAGTTACGCTATCACCGGCACGGATGCTGCGCTCGAATACGGTTTTGCGGTTGCGGCAGAGGCTGGCAGCTATGCAGTTGTTGGAACCGACTCCACATTTGTGTGGAATCACGTTCTTGGCGCCGAGGCTGGCAGCTACGCAGTAACGGGTACAGATGCAAATCTGACGCTCCTCAATGCCTTCACGCTGACGGCGGATGCCGGGTCTTACGCGGTTGGCGGAACAGATGCGGCGCTGGAGCATGGGTATGTAGTCGCCGCCAACAGCGGTTCTTATGCGGTCAGCGGAACGGATGCTGGCCTGGCCATCGGAATTTCAGTGGTTGCCGAGGCCGGATCATATCTGACTGCAGGAACGGATGTCGCCTTCGTTCGGGCGGTGCGCGTTATCAGCGGCGAAAGCGGCACATACAATATCAGCGGCTCGGAAGCCGAGTTGAAGCTGCCCGTTTACGGTTCTGGTTACAACAAGCAGCGCAAGCGGCAGCCCAGGCCGTGGGTCATTGACTTCAATCAAGAGGAATACAATCGCCTGGTTGGTCGCCCGAATCCGCCGCGGCCAGCGACTGACAAGGAGCGTGCGGCGCTCAACGACGACGAAGAAGCCTTGTATTACATCCTTATGGCTAGTTGAGGTGTGCAAAATGACAGACCACGAACACGAGCAAATGGTGGAGGAAAAGATCAAGCGAGAAATTCGCAGCGGTTGGTTCCGAACGCTAGTGACGACTCTTGTTGGCGTTAGTGCGCTTGCCGGCTCAACTTACACCGTGGTGGCCAACATCACTGAAATGCGAATTATGGTGGCACAGAACTCGAAGGGGATCACGAACAACCATGAGCGCCTTGAGAAGCTGGAGAGCAAACAGCTTCCAGACGGGCTGGAGCGCGGACAACTCCAAGCGGCTATAAAGTCCGTCCAAATCACGCTCGACAAGATCGAGCGACGAATGGAGCGATTAGAAGAGCTCCAAAGAAACATCAAGCCCCGCCAGTGAGCGGGGTTTTTTAATGCCCACCGGAGACATGGGAATGAGCATGGACGTTGAGGACTACGGCAATCAGCTCGATGAGAGCTACGGCCTGTCTGACGTACCTAAACTGCAGCACCTTTATCGTTTGGCCGCATCCAGCCGGTTCACGGTTCTGGAAATGCTCAATGATGAAAGCCCGTTACGCCTCATCTTGGAGAAGGCCAAGAGCGAGGCAGATGCGGCGCTCGACAAGTTGATCGATGCCGATCTGCACACAGACGCAGGCATCGCCACCGCGCGCAAGCTACAGGCCACAGTGCATAGACACCTGGACCTGATGCGCTGGGTCGAGGAAATCACCACAGAAGGTGATGAGGCGGCCCAAACACTCAAAACCGCGCCTATCGAGGATTTTGAAATCCAAGACGGCGAACCTGGAGACGAGACTTATGCCGACTGAAAACCAGAAACCCGCAGACGAACGCCCGGAGGACGTAAACGATCCCAGCTTGGATGATGGCTACGAAGAGCTTGAAGCTGCCGAAGAGGCTGCCGCCGACAAGGTGGCGCCGGAAAAGGACAAGGAAGAGGACGAGAAAAAGCCTCTTGAGTATGAAGCCGATCCTCGCGACGAAATCGAGGAAAGCATTTCCGCCAAGAAAAACGACGGCGAACAGCAGGGCGAAGAGGAAGAAGAGCCCATTGCTGATGAGGCGGAACAGGACGATGAAGAGTTGGAGGCCAACATTGATGGCCAGAAGGTCAAGGTTAAGCCATCCGAGTTGGAGAAGCGCCTGGCCGAGTACCAGAAACACGAAACAGCAGATAAGCGCCTGCGCGAAGCATCCGAGTTGCTGCGCCAGGCCAAGGAATTGTCAGCGTCTACCAAACCGGCGACAGTTGACAACGAAGGAGCCGAAAGCGAGAGCCAAACTCCTACCTCTGAATCAGACGAGAACATCGATGATTTATTGGCGAAGGTTGGTGAAAAGCTGCAGTACGGCGAAACCAAGGACGTTGTGGAAGCCCTCAAGACCGTGATTGAGCAAGCGAAGGCTCAAGTGCGGCCCCAGGAGCCACAATTGGACGAGGCGAAGCTGCAGGCAGCAATGCTGGAGGTTCAGGAGCGCCAACGCAGTGACGAGGCGCTTCGAGCGTTCAGTTCTGAAAACGAGGAACTGGGCAAAAATGAAAGGCTCCAAGGGGTGTTTCGCGACGAAATTGGCCGCGTTCTGCGGTCAGAAGTTCGCGATGCCTTATCAGCCCAAGGAGCCAGCCAAGATCAACTTAATCAGGTTGATACCCTCTCCGAAGCACAGATCGTTCAGGCTCACCGCACGATGCGCGTTAATGGCGTCGTGAAAAGTGATACCGCACACGTCTTGCAAACGGCGAAGGATAACCTTGTGAAAGCGACTCTTTGGCCAGGCGCTAGTGCCGTCAACCCCGATCGACAGGCACGGAAACAGAGCGCGCAACAGCAACCAGCCGCCCGATCCCGGCCCAATCCGCCAAATGCTCAACAACAGCGACGTACCGCAGCGCAGACCGTTGCGGACATTGTTGCCGAAGAGCAGGAGGCGCGTGGCAATCCGGTGATTTAAGCGGCCTTTCTCACTCTTGATAAAGGAAAAGACCAATGGCCGTTGTCAATTGGACGACCAACAGTGAGGGTGGTTACACCTATGCGCCGGAGCTTTCAAAGGTCCTGCGCATGGCTGTCCGAGCCCTTACCAAGTTCCGCATGCTTTGCGATGCAAAAGACGCATCCGGCATGGGGCTGCGCAAGGGATCAACCTGGTACTGGAACGTTTACCAGCGTATGACCCCGCCGAGCTCGTACACGCTGTCCGAGTTCAACCCAATCCCGCAGGCAAACTTCACGATCCTGCAGAACAGCTTGACGATTCAGGAATACGGTCGTTCCGTGCCGTTCACCGAGCTCGTCACCAAGCTGGGCAAGCACGAAATCGTGGAAGTGATCGAGCAGGTCCTCAAGGACGATGCCGCTCACTGCTTTGATGCGGAGGCGTTTGATGCATTCAACACCACGCCGCTTCGCGTGGCGCCGACATCAGGCACCAGCACGACTGCTGTCACGCTGACCACCAATAGCGCGACCGCAACCACCAACAACGTCGCGATGCGTAAGGATCACGTCAAGGCAATCGGTGATACGATGGCCGAGCGCAATATCCCGCCGTACCGTGGCGATGACTATGTGTCGATCTCGCACCCCACCACCTACCGGACCTTCAAGAACGATTTGGAGTCCATCAATCAGTATGTGGAGACTGGTTATGCGAAGATCATGCGCGGTGAAATCGGGCGTTTCGACAAGTTCCGCTTTGTTGAGCAGAACAACATCCCGAAGGGTGGCGCCAATGACTCCACCACCTTCTCCGCGCAGTCGCGCACCGCAGATGCTTGGAACAACGGATTGTCGTCCTGGGCATTCTTCATGGGCCGCGACACCGTGAAAGAGGCCATTGTCCACCCGCTTGAGCTTCGCGCCAAGATTCCGGGCGACTATGGTCGCGACCACGGTATGGCCTGGTACGCGCTGGAAGGTTTCGGGATCGTTCACCCCGACGCCGCGAACGCCCGCATAGTCAAGTGGGATTCGGCAGCCTAACGCCACCACTGGCTGGGCTTCGGCCCGGCTTCACAGCAACGCTCAATGAAAGGTCATTCCAATGAGCTACAGCAACCCGAACCGGATGTGCTATTCATTCGGTGCTATCGACTTCGGTGCTGGCGGCGACGTGACTTCGATTCAGGGGCCAGCCGGTAAGGCCGGTCGCCTGGTTGAAATCATGGTGGCAGCTACCGAAACCTTCACCGCAACCACGACGCAGGCAGACGTTCAGGTTGGCACTGGTGCCGATCCTGACGCCAATGCACTGTTCCAGCTCGGCACCCTTGCCGACACGAATTCGGTGAGCGCCTACGGTACGTCGAGCATTATCGATGCCGACATTGCGGCTGATACCCAGGTGGAGGTTACCTTCACCGCACCGACCGGCGGTACGCCGGCTGGTATCGCTGACGTGACTATCGTTATCGATTGGGATTGGTAATCCCCGACATGGACCGAGAAGGTCGCTACCTGCAAATGGTAGAAGGCTCTGGCGGAGACGGTGACAACCCGATCCGCCAGGGTCGCCGGTCCAGTTCCCGCGAAGTCGCAGGCGCTGGTTACCGGACAGTGAGCTTGGCGGACGGAGCAGACGATTGCTGCATGACGGAGCTATCCGATCCGTTCTCCGACAAGGTGCTTTAAGCACTTCAACCCCCCGAAAATGAAAGGGAAAGCAATGGCGTACAATCACGGTACGAAGTCCATGAAGGCCAAGTTGGGTAATTCCATCGAGACGCCTTATGGCATGGATCGCTCGGACCTTACCGGCCCGGCGAACATGGAGCGCGGCGCGGAACAGAAGTTCGGCGGCGGCGGTGCAGACCTTGGCGCATCCATCAAGGGTGCAACGGCCAAGCAGGGAAACTCTAACTAACCATGACTAAGAAACCCGCGATCAACCTAGCCGATCCAAACAACATTGGATTGGTTTCGCCCATGTATAAGGGAGCCACGCGCTCACAGTATGGGCATTATTACGGCCCCACCGGAAACTACCTTTTCAGCGTCCAGGAGGAAGTTGATTTGGCGATCCGGCTGGGTCACAACAAGCGAGCCGTACCCGAGTCTATCGTCGCAGACGACACGGTGGCCGAGGAGACAGTTCGCGGGGATGCAGAAGCAGAAGTTGATGACGAGGCAGAAGCCGATGACATCGATCTTGTTGCTTGGGCAAAGGGTGAGGAGACTTACCCGTTTTTCAAAGTCAGATCAGCGGTGAACAAGCAGTTTGGCGTTACCGTCCAAAATGCTGCCCAGGCGCGGGAAACCGTGCTTGAGCCGCCGAAACACGACATTTGATAGGGAATCCCTAACATGAGTTACACCACGTTGACCGGCCTCAAGACAGTTGAGGGCTCGATAAAGAATTGGGCTAACAACACAACGATTCCGGCCAGCGTGGTGCTTGCCGAGGCCGAACAGTTAATGTTCACGAAACTACGCTGCCGCGAACAACAGGTGCTCTATACCGGCACCGTTGCCTCTGGTGTGTCGGCACTCACCCTTGCAACGGTTGCTCCGCGGTTCCTGGAGGCAATCTCTTTCCGGCGGGCAGGTGATGCCGCCGGCAAGATATATATCCGCGACAAGCAGTATTTCGAGGAGCGCCTGGCCACGGACACCGACGGCACACTGTTTACCGGCGTCCCGACCGAATGCACCATCGATGCAACGCAGATCAGGTTCAACATCGAGACAGACGACACTTACTATCTGCGACTTTGGTACTACGAGCGACCGGAGCCGCTTTCAGGCTCAAACGAGACGAATTTCATCACCGACAATCATCCTCGCCTGTTGCGCCACGCTTGCCTGGCTTCTGCCTACGACTTTCTCAAGGATACGGGCAACCGCGACTTCCACGAACAGATGATGGAACGCCTTATCTTTGAGGCAAACGCACAGACCGACATACAGCAGCAAGCCTTTGACGAGGACTTGTATTGGGATGGGAGATAGCAAATGGTTTCAACAGCGCGCTTCGGCCTTGAGAAACAGGTCACAGGGACAAACAATAATACCTGGGGATCAGAGCTAAACACCGTGCTCGATAATATCGATTCGGCGTTGGGCGACATTCTCGCAAAGTCCTTCTCGTCTAGCGATGTCACGTTGAGCGCGGCTGAAAACCGCTCTCCAATCGTTGTCTGCAGCGGAACGCTGACAGCAAACGTCAACCTGATCGTTGCCAACGAGCGCCCATTGTTGGTCTACAACAACACATCTGGAGCCTTTACTCTCACGGTCAAGACCGCAGCAGGGACCGGCATTGCCGTAACGCAGGGAACCTGGCGCAAGGTGTACTGTGACGCGACGAACGTAAACGACATCGGCCCGGTCGGCGGTGCGCTTGGAGGGCTCGACAGCGTTGGGGCCGGTGAAATTGACACGGATGCCGTGACGACCGCCAAGATTGCCGCCAACAACGTAACGCTTGCCAAGATGGCGCAAATGGCTGCGAACGGCTTTATTGGCAACGACAACGGCGCCACGCAAGACCCACAACACTTGACCGTTGCCGAGGCGACCGCCTTGCTCAATGCGATGGTGGCTGACGGCGGTTCTGGCGGCACCAAGGGGCTCGTTCCGGCTCCAGCGGCTGGTGATTCAGTCAAGGCGTTGCTGGGCGATGCAGACTTCCATCTGGCCGAGGACATCGATGCGACCAAGAGCATTGGCACGAACGGTTACGTTTGGCTTCCTGGCGGCGTCTTGTTGCAATGGGGATACAAAACAATTTCCGCTAGCTCGACAACCGTGACGTATCCAATTGCATTCCCCACCGCCTGCTTAAACGTCCAAATCACAGACAGATATGACGGCGATACTGGCGGCGTGGCCGACAATGCCTCGGTCAGGGCGGCTCCCGGAACAACCAGTGTATCGGTTAGTTCGAACGCTGGCCTAGATGGTTTCTACTGGGTGGCAATAGGGTATTGAGCCAATGGCACCGCGCAAAGTTCCCATTCAAGTTCAGCCTGGTGTGATACGGGTCCAGTCTGACTATGCAGCCCCAGGTCGATACATCGACATGGACAAAATTCGCTTCAACGAAGGCTATCCGGAGAAGATTGGCGGCTGGACCGCGACTGGCTGGGATACTGTGACCGGCAGAGTTCGCTCGTCTATCGCTTGGCAGAACATTTCCGGCAACAGGTACATTGCAACAGGTTCATCGCAAAAGATCGAAGTCATCGATGATGATGGCGGCCTAACAAACATCACGCCCGTTCGGTCTAGCGGCACGCTCGGAACAGATCCATTCACCACGACGATTAGCAGCGCCGAGGTTACAGTAGCCCACACATCGCATGGGGCTGAACAAGGCGACTTCGTGACCTTTGGCGGAGCCAGCGCAGTCGGCGGCATCACCATTGACGGTGAGTATTCGATCACGCGCATCACCGACGCGAATAGCTATGTCATCACCCATTCGAGCGCAGCGACATCGAGCGCGACGGGTGGCGGCGCGTCCGTCACATTTAGCTATGACATCAGCGTTGGCGAGGTAAATACGGTTTTCGGCGGCGGCTATGGTGTAGGCACCTACGGCACTGGCACATGGGGTACGGAACGCACTGGAGGGTCGTATCTAATCCTTGCCTCACATTGGTCGTTAGACACCTACGGCGAAGATTTGGTCGCCATGCGAAACAACAATGGAACCCTGTATCAGTGGGACTCTTCGGTTGGCGGACGCATGACGGCAATCGCCAACGCGCCGGTGGGCAATTATGCCTTTGTCACATCAGAGCGCATCATTGTCGTGTTGGGCGCGGGCGGGAACCCGATGGCCATTCAAGGCTGTGACGATGAAGATAACACGGTTTGGTCAGCGAGCGTCACAAACAAGGCTTTTGGGCGCACCTTGCAGACTGGATCGCGGCTGGTGGCGGCTTCTCAATTGGGCCAGGGCTTGAATTTGATCTGGTCCGATTCATGTTGTTACATCCTGCAGTTCGCAAACAACAACGTCACCGTCTACGCGTCGCGCCTCATAGGCTATGGCGAGGACCTTGGTTTGATCGGCCAGGAGGCATTTGTTGTGGTCAGCGGCGTAGCCTATTGGATGAGTTCTTCTGACTTCAAGGCGTATGCCGGCGCCCCTGGGCGCATGCCAAACGTCGATGACATTCGCGATTATGTTTTTGACGACATCAACCTTGTGCAAGCTCAAAAGGTCAAGTGCCGCTACGATCCCATTAACCACGAAGTCTGGTGGCACTATCCGTCCGCCGATAGCAACGAAAACGATCGATATGTGATGTTTTCGATCAACGAGGCTCACTGGACGACCGGCACTATGGATCGATGCGCATTCGTCAATCAGCACGACCAGGCCTCGTCCATCTATGGCTTCGATATAGATGGCACGAGCTATGCGCACGAAATGGGAGTTGACGATAATGGATCGGCACTGCCCTGGTATTTAGAGACAGGATATTCAGACATCGAGGACGGCAATCAGCTGATGGATGTGTTTGCCTTTATCCCCGACTTCAAGCGTCACGCGGAGGACATCACCCTAACGCTTACCGCGATCGACTATCCGCAAGACGGATCAACAATGGACAGCGTGACCACCACACTTTCCGAAGCCGAGGGAATCGATGATTTTCGCCTCAATGGCCGGGCCATCAAGTACCGCATGGCTGGCAGCGCGGTTGGCAGCGACTTCCGGCTTGGCCGTATCCGCGCCGAAATACAAGAGGCTGGAGGCCGCAGGTAATGGCGATCGAGCGCCCATATGTCCTGACGCCTCGCGCGGTAGGCCAATCGTTTGAAGAATGGGTGGAGCAGGCGCTCTATGAATTGCACCGCACTTCGCAAGAAGAAGGCGCGTTGGCGCCGGTCAGCATCGATCTGGATAATCTGGCTGACGGCGATTACCTGAATTTCGACGCGACCAACCAGGTTTGGACGAACGGAAACGCGATCCCGGCGAACCTTGAGCCCAGCGACGGCGATAAGGGCGACATTACCGTAGCGAGCGGCACCTGGACGATTGATAGTGGCGTTGTCACTTATGCCAAGATACAGGATGTCACCGCCGACCGGCTTCTAGGACGCACTGGAACCGGCGGATCAATCGAGGAATTAACGCTTGGCGCCGGGCTGGCATTTAGCGGCGATTCGCTGATCGTCACTCAAACCGGCTCCAAGATCATCAAGAATTGGGGGCCACATGAGGCCAGCTTCCCGGCCAGCAACTACGCCACGCTGGACACGCGGAATACTCACCCCATCCTCGACTTCGATACGACCACCCAGGAGACGGTCTACTTTCACGGCGTCATGCCAGATAACTACGCCAATGAAGGAATCACTGTTGAAGTCTGGTGGACGGTAACAACGGTGACATCTGGCACAGTTGGCTGGGACGTGAGCCTGGAGCTTATGGACGGGCTAGACGTGGATTCTGACAGCTTTGCCACGGCGCAAACCATCACCGCGACCACCGTTTCAGGAACCAATGGGACGCTGCAAAGCTCCACGGTAAATATTTCCGATGGGGCAAACATGGATAGCATCGATGCCGGCGATATGTTTCGCATCCGCATCCGTCGCGATGTAGCCAGCGACACGGCAGCCGATGATGCCGAGTTGCACATGGTCGAAATGAGGATTCAGTGATGGCTAGGGGAAACCACACCGATGATGTGGGCTACTTTGAAGTAGCTGTCTCGCTGGATTTTCCTTTTACTCTTGCGGGATGGGTGAGAAGGAGCGACGTTTCAGTTGCTACGTTTACGACCTTGATAAACAAGGCGAATGCTTCCGCGCGAGGTTTTTATATTCGCCACAACACTTCTGGCGGAGGTGACTTTGTAACTCTCAATGTTGGCGGCTCGCCTGGGTCTGTGACTGTTACTCCCACTGGGACGGCGAGCTCTTTAGGGTGGAACCATGTAGGGGCTGTCGTCACTGCGACAAATGCCCGTTCTGTGTGGCTAAATGGGCAAGGCAAGGTCAGCGACACAACCAGTATTTCGACCGATCCAACTACGATGACTTTTCTCCAGCCAGGATCGTTTGTCTACAATGGCGGCGCTACTATCAGCTACGGCGATGGCTGGGTCGCAGAGACTGGATTGTGGGATGTTGCTTTGAGCGATGGCGAAATGGAGGCTCTAGGCAAGGGCTTCCCATGCCATCTTATCCGCCCCGACAATTTGCTTGTGCATTTACCTATGGTGCGTGGGGCCACCGACTTAATCAATGGTGTTGAAGCCACCACTACGGGCAACGCTGTAGGGACATACGATCACCCGCCAGTTATGGCGGCAATCCCTGTTTAGGAAAGGAATAGGTCATGGGTATTTTCGATTGGCTATTTGGCTCGAACCAAGAAAAAACCGGGAGTACCAAGGTCGAGATTCCAAAGTGGATCGAGGACGCCGGCAAGTCCAATTACCAGTTTGCCCAATCCATCGCCAACAAGCCCTACGAGGCCTACGGCGGGCCGGGCGTGGCCGACTTTAGCGGCCTTTCCAACAAGGCGTTTGACCTGATGGGCGGCATGTCCTTGCCCGCGCTTCTAGCGGGCGGCGGCGGTTTTGATATGTCTCGCCTGGGCGAGTTTATGAACCCGTTTACGCAATCGGTGATCGATAGCTCCATCAGCGACATGATTAAGGGCTCGCAGATCGCGGGCGAAAACATGGACAACGCCTTTCACCAGGGCGGTGCGTTCGGTGACATGCGGCAAGGCGCGTTCGACGCCGAAAACTTGTCGAATCTGCGCCAGGACATCGGCAGGATGTCGAGTGGCCTCAACATGCAGAATTTCAATCAGGCGATGGACAGCCTGTTCAAGCTGCCGCAGTTCGAGAACCAGCAGCAACAGAACGCCTTCTCGTTCCTTGATGCGCTACTCGGCGGAGGCGGCCTGCAAGAGAACAAGGCGCAGCAGGGCATCAATTGGGACTATGGCCAGTGGCAGGAAAAGCAGGGTGATGACATCAACAAGCTCAATATCCTTTCGTCGGCTCTGTCTGCAACGCCTTACTCCAAGGAGCAAACCACTTATGAGGCTGCACCATCTACGGGCGCCAAGGTTCTTGGCACCGGCCTGAATATCGCATCAATGTTCATCTAGGGAGGCATCCATGTACGACCAAATCCAGGCAATGTTTAGCCGACCAGAGGTTCAAAAACTTTTGCAGCAGCGCGTCATGGAGACGCTGCAGGGACCGGCGGCGCCTGATCCTATGGCAGAAGGCATGCGGGCCGCAGGGAGCGCGCTTATCAACACGCCGGGCAATTTTCTGTCTGGCATTGCCGCGGCTTCTGGAGCTGGTGCCAGCGCGGCTGACAAGGCTGCCAGAACGCCACCGCCCGGCGGCAAGGACGCCATTGCAATAATCAACAGCCTCATCAATGCGGGCAAGGCAACGGACCTGGACAGGTACAGGATGAACAACTTGGATCGTATGGCCGAACGCGACCGCGCTCGTGGCGCATACGAGTCAGGAAACCTCGCGCTGCGCGAAACGCTTATGTTACTTAGAGACGCGCTTGGCAACCGCAACGCGGCCAACGCAGAGGCGCGCACCGGCATCGCCCAGCAACAAGCAGACACCACCGCGAGCAATGTTCAAAGCCAGATCGCGACACGCCAAGGGCAGCTAGAGCAGGGCGACCGCCGTCTTGACCAGGGCGACCGCAGATTGAGCGCGACGGTTGAGCATTGGAATCAGCAATATGATCTAGGCGTGAAAAGGCTGGAGAACGAGCTCAAGAGAGCGAACCAGTCGAAGGCCGATCCGGACACGGTTTACAATACGAGTTGGCGCATCATTCAGGACATGGAAAAGTCCCTGCCCGATCCGGAGTTGGTTTCGGAAGAAGTTTACAACGCTGCGGCCAACAAGCTGGAGGCGCTTAAACAGCAGTTCATTTCCGGGATGTCTCCAGACCAGCAGAGGCGGTTTGGCGTAAGTGAGGCTAAAAATGCTGGCACAGCCGGCACAGTTAGCGGTTCTGGAACCGGCGGCCCGCCGAAAGGCTACGTCGATCCGAAAACAGGCCTTCGCTTCCTGGGCGGAGACTGGAGAGACAAGAACAATTGGGTGAAGTGAAGGATTAAATCACATGGCTGAAAAAGTCTTGATGCCGTGGGAACGCGACTGGAGCAACTTCCAGGCGGAACCCACGACACCTGATGAAACACAAGCGGCCCCTGCGGAAGATCAGGGTGACATGCCGTGGCAGCGCGATTGGTCGAACTACAAATTCATTGACGATCGCTTGCCGGGGATGGAGAAGGGCGACAAGCCAGAACCACCTACGCGCACGATCCAAGAGAAGGCCGCCGAGAAGGCCGGCATTTCCACGTCAGGTCGCCCAGTATGGCAGACGCCGGAAGGTGAACAGTACAGCGAGAAAACCGTCACCTTCCCGCTCGATGATGAAGGGAAGTCGTGGGCAACATTTCCGTCGGTCGATGCCAGCGGCAAGGAAATGTCCGAGGACAAGGTTAAGCAATACGTTCTCCAGAACGGTTTGATTGACCCGATCACTGGTGAGAAGTTCCCGACATTTAACAGCCGCGAAGAAGCCTTGGCGTATGCTAAAGAACGCAGCGCCACGCGCCTCAAGGGCGAACCGTGGATGGAAGCTCCGGAAGTTAGCCCATTCAATCCACCGGCACCGAGCGCACCGGGCGAAGCGCCAACGACAGCAGAACGTGTCTCCAACTTTGGCGAGGGCGTTGTGCGCGGCGGCATAGACACCACCGGGCTCGCAGCTAAAGGCCTGGCCACCCTTGGCATGGTGAAGGACATCGAAGGCGTCACCGGCCTATTCAAATCTCTCGACAGCGCCAAGGATTGGACGCCGCAGCAACGCAAGGACTTCCGTTGGGCCGTTCGCAACCAGCTCACCGAATCGCCCGGCCTTGGCATGGCCATGATCGACGCGGCGGACAAGATGCGTCGCGGCGAAATTAAGTCGATCCAAGACGATCCGGAGCTAGTCAAGAAGTTCCAGGCCGCAATTCAGGACCCGCGCGAACGCCAAGCGTTTGCATTGGGTGAATGGCTGAAAGCCTACGGCCAAGAGAACTTCGGCGGCGATCCCCGGCTGCAAGAGGCTTGGGACACCAAGATTGCGCAGGGCTTTGGCTCGACGCTGCCGTTTCTCGCTCTTGGCCTGATGCCCGGCGGACAGGTTCTAGGTCCGATGGCCGGCACGTTCATGGGCCGCGGGGAGGCGCTGGAAAACGCTCTTGATGCGCAGCGCCAGGGCAAGAAGGTCGATCGCCAGCAGTTGCTCGATGCCGTTGGCTGGGGAACAATCCCCGGCGCGTCCGAATCGATCCCGATCGAGAACCTGCTGGGCCGTCTCCCCGGCGGCAAGGCGCTCGAAGCGATGGGCGCCATTGGCCGCATTGGCATGCAGGTGCTTGTCGAAGGCGGACAAGAGGCATTCCAGCAGTTCGCGCAAAACGTCATTCAAAACTATGTCTACGACCCCAAGAAGGATTTGACCGAGGGCATCCTCGAATCAGCAGCGATCGGCGGTATTGTCGGCGGCGGCATGGGCGCCGTCACCGAGGGCGTCAAGGCTACAGGCTCTGCCGTGCTTGGAAAGGGCGACCGCGAGGAAGGTCCGCCGGAAGGCGACGCCACCATTTCCGCCGAGGCCACGGCGACCGGCCAGACATCCACCGGCCCGGTCAAGACCAAAGAAGATGCTGTCCCGCCCGGCCCGCGCGCCGATCAGGTTTTGAAAGATGCAGGCTGGACGGAAGAAGAAATCGCAGGCATGGCTCCACAGGCCCGCGCCCGCGCGGTGGAAGAGGCAATACAAACTGGCGTCAAGCCAGCCCCACAGCCCGGCCCCGCACCTGGTACAGCTCCAGCAGCCCCGCCCATTCAGCGTGAGCAGCCCACCCGCGAGCCTACCAGCGACATCGATGCGCAGCTACGGGACCTCAAGGACCCGAACAACGCGCGCACGGCTGTCTACCTCTCCCCGACTACCGTTCAGCAGGCCATAGACACCGGCAAGCTGGACGCGATGAAAGCCGCAGGCGTTGCGATCGAGGACTTCGATGGCAAAGGCGGCATTCTAATCGCTGAAAACGACCAGTTCGCGCAAATGGCCACCCAGGCCAAGGCAGATGGCGTCCCGACCGACCAGATCATCGGCATACTTACTGGATCAGGTCAGGGCAAGCCGGAAGGCGGCGATACCGTTGTCCAGCAGCGCGATGAGCAGGGCAATGTCACGCGCGAAACCGTCACCACTGCCGATCAGGCGCAGCAGACGGCGCAGGCAATGCAAGAGTCCGGTCGCGGAACCACTGTCCTGTCGCCAGAGCAGGCGCTGGACGAGCGGGAAGCCCGCGCGGCTGCCGAAGTACCGGAGCCCGGCAAAGCCCCTGCAGCGCCCCCGCGCGTGGGCTCCAAGGACAAGCCGATTGATCTGGATCAAGTCGGAAAGCAGTTTGGCGGTGTGTTTGGTGCGCGCGAGGATGCCCGCGAAGCAGTCGAAGAGCCCAAGTCTGACGCCCAGGCCGAGGCTGGCAACTACAAGCATGCCCATGTCAGCGTAAACGGCTTTGGCATTGCGATGGAGACGCCAAAGGGTGGCCGGCGTACTGGCACCAATGAGGACGGGCAGCGGTGGGCCGTCAAGATGCCTGCCGATTATGGGCGCCTCAAAGGCACGAAGGGCATGGACGGCGACCAGATCGACGTTTACCTGGGCGAAAACACCCAAGCCTCTACGGTCTATATCATCAACCAGCGCAACCTCGACGGATCGCCCGACGAGCATAAGGTGATGATGGGCTTTGACTCCGAGAAGGAAGCCCGCGACACTTACTTCAAGGGATTTAGTGACGGCAGCGGCCAGGCACGGCTTGACTCGATGGTGCCGATGTCGCTGGAAGAGTTTCAGGATTGGATCGACAATGGCGATCATACCAAATTCGTAGGACCTTCCGATGAAGCAACACAAGTGCAGAGAGGCGAGGATAATCAGGGCGATGTGGGTGCATCGCCGGTATCTCCAGAGCCAACACCGGAAGGCGGTGAGCCCCGAGCACAAGGAAGTATGGAAAGTAGCGATCAGGTCGGCGGACGTGGCGCTGGCGACCGCGTTCAGCCTGATCCGGAACAACTAAGAGCTTTCCGCAACTACCTTGTCGGCCCAGGCTCGATTGCCGACATCGACAAGCTGGCAAAACAACTCAAAATGCCTCGCGATGTTGTGGCCGCGATGTTGCAGGACGCCGCGAAAGACGGCGCGGTGATCGCCACGAAATCGGGCTCGTTCCGCCGGGCGCCGAAAGAAAAGAAGCCAGTGGACCTTATACGGTTCGTCGCTCACATCGGCGGCATTGCCGACCCTGACGGCGACGTGTCGGCCTTGACCGGCGGCACCAATCCCCTCGTTCCTGGCAAGGGCAAGCTCATTCGCGCCAAGGGCAATCGTCCAGACAAGGTGCGCGAGTTGGCCGTTGAGGCTGGTTATCTCCCCGAAGGCGCAAGCATCCGTGACCTGTACGACGCGATGGACCGCAACATGCGCGGCGATCGTGTCATTCGCGATGAGGATGCGGAATGGGAACAGGAGCTGCAGGCCCAGCAAGAGCAGGATGCGCTCAACGAAGAGTTTCCGACTGACGCTGAAAAGGACCTGGTTCGCAAGCACGGCATCGGCGCGGCGCGCAAGCTCATCGCATTCCAGCAGGAAACCGGCCTTGGCGTTGGCGGCATGTCCGACGAAGAGGTTGCCAGGGCGGCGTCTTACATCGATCAGGGCATGGACGTGGATTCAGCAATTGAGCGCGCCGCGATCGAATACGCTGACGAAGGCCACATCAACGGCTATGATGACATTACGGAGATTCCAGTCGATGAAATTTACCCGGACACAGCACCTGCAGATGGCGAAACGATCGAAGCAGATTTCGGCAGGGACGAAGGACCAGAAGAAGAAGGCCAAGTACAACGGCCTCGCCAAGACGTTCCGCGCACTAGCGAAAAGAGCGAAAAACTAGACAACAAGGCATTTGATCTAAGCATCAAGAAAGCCAAGGAAGCTGGCATAATTGGCGACTGGGAAACAAACACCACCATGTCGCCAGACAAGGTGTTTCCAAAACTTACAGGTAAAGTCGTTCGGGCCGAGGATGTGGCTGGTGACTATCTGCCGCCCGCCGAGGCCAAGTCCCGCGTGAAGGAATGGAAGGATTTTGCCAAGGCGCAGGGCGACACGATGCAAAATAGCAATCGCGTGATCCTGTCGTTGTTCGACTACACCGGAAACTGGTCAAAGCCGTTTGTCGATGCTGGCTTCACGGTCGTTCAGTACGACATCGAGTTGATGAAGGAGGACCCAGAATACGCCCCTGGCGACGAGAGGTTTGGGGAAATCTTGTCGCGCATGCCTACGGCTGACATTATCGCTTTGCGCAGCGCGGGTTATGAAATTTATGGCGTCATGTCTGCCTGTCCATGCACCACGTTTGCGTCGTCCGGCGCTAGGTGGTGGGAGAGCTTGCATGACGTGGAATCGCGCGAGGCGGTGGAAAAGGTGTTTGGCGAATGGGTGCCGCAAGGCTTTGAGAGCCCGTTCGAGTACAACAAGGCGCTGGTTGCTGCCACCGAGGTCATTATTGAGTTTGCCAATCCGACCGGCTTCCATGTGCTGGAAAATCCCGTTGGACGGCTTGGCCGCGCGACTGGGCTCGACAAACCTCAATATCGCTTCGACCCGAATAATTTTGGCGATCCGTACACCAAGAAAACGCAGCTTTGGGGTGATTTTGGAACGGAATTGCCGACCGCAAATGTGGAGCCAACCGAGGGCTCATTGATTCACAAGAAATCAGGCAAGGACCGTAGCCGCAGCGATACGCCGCTTGGCTTCGCCTATGCGTTCTTCATGGCCAACAATCCGGATGTGCGTAAGCCGTCGCGCGTTGTCGAGGACCGTAGCGAAATGGACCCCGAAAAGCGGGCCGCGCGGGAGGAATATTGGGGTTGGCCAAATCCGATAGACGGCAAGATTGTCCAACGCAAGGATTTGTTGCCTGCCATTGAGGAGCAGGACGCCGATGCCTGGCCGCCCTACCGCGGCGACGTTCCAGAGTTTGGCAAGTTCGATGAAGAGCAAGAACTGGAAAACGGCAACAAGGTTGCCTATTCCCGCTTGTCGTCTCTCAAGAAGGATGGCCAATGGCGAACCCACAGCATCTACAAGGAAATGCTGCCGAAGGGTGCGCCCATCTGGAGCAAGTCTGCTTCGGTCGTTGCGAAAGACAAGGAGGCCGCCGAGAAGCTGGCGTATGACATCCTGCACGGCGACGTTCAGCCCGACCTGTCTGGCACGGCAACCGAACGGCTCAACCAGTTCATGGATTGGGCGCTTGAGCACAGATACGATTCGTACAAAGGCAAACGCACCGGCGCTAATCCATACAATCTCGAAGTGCATTCCTGGAAGGATGAACCTCAAACGGATTTGCCAGATCAGGTGCAGTTTAGTTGGGGAGGGCCGAAAGAAAACGAGTTCGAGCACCAGAATAAAATCAAGTTCGTTCGTGAGGGCGACACATGGGCGATTGACCGCTTCACGCTTGCGGACAAGCCGCTTCGCAAAGCCGAATACAAGAACCGCTTGAATGACGTTGCCGAGCAAATCCTGTCCTTACCAGGCCTAGTGCCTGGCGCAATGCCGCAAGCGACAGACCTGTTCGCCACAGAGGCTGGCGCGGACGGCAAAGGGCAGACAGTTATGCCCGGCATGGAGAAGATTAGCGACAAGGAGCTCGCAGAGCGCAAGGCCAAGGGCAAGAAGAAAGCCGCCGTTGCGCAGAAGGACATGGACGAGGGCTTGTTCGGAACGGACAAGGACCAAGTGGACATTGCAGACGTTGAGCAGCCTTCCGGCCTGTGGTCAGGTGACGACGATCCCCGCATTCCAGAAGGGCGCAAGGCGACCGCAGAGGTCAAGAAGCCGGTTGGCTACACGGAGATTTTTGGCCATGACCTAAACTTGAGTCCTACTTTCCAACCACCAAAAGAGCACCTGGTTCGCATCACAAACGAAACGCTCATTCACTATGCCAAGCGATACGATGTGCCGTGGGAAGGGCGGACGCGCGGCGAAGTATGGGCCGACATGCAGGCAAAAGGTGCAAAGAATGCAGGCTACGGCCAGATCATTCTCACACCGCACAAGGCCAAGGCCGCGGTGCAGTTGCTGCAAAACGCTGGCTACGGCGAAGGCGCCAAGATCAGCCACCAGCTATTTGCTAAGTTCAAGAAGGTACTTTTTGAAAACCTCGACCTCGTAAGGACAGAGGGCGAGTCGAACAGTGAAAAGCTAGGCGGAAACTGGACAGTTGGACACCTTCGGCAGCGCAAAGGCAACTATTCAATAAGCTGGGGTGCATACGGTCCCGATACGGTACTTCTCACCAGCATTACTGATCCCGAAAACGGCGTGGGCTATTCGGGCAGCACTGCAGGCGCAGCCAGAGTCAAGCGAGCTATCGAGGCGTTCATCGAGGAGAACAAGGACCGTAAGGGCGGCCCAGCTCCAGCGCCCCAGGAGCCAGCGAAGCCAGAGACTGAAATTCCGTCGCAGGAGCCAGCGCCGATCGCGGACATGGGAATTAGCATATTTTTCCGCGACGACGGCAAGCTGTCCAGGGACGTGAAGCAGGTTATTGTCGAAGTCGGCATGCACATGAATCCGAACGCGACCGCCGACGAGCGCAAGCGGGTGATTGTGGACGGCTATTTCAAGTCTCCAAGGGCAGCCGGTTTCGCTTTTGACAGCGATCAAGGCGCCGGTATTCGCGTTGTCGATTACAATGGGAAGCCCTCGTTTGTCTCGGCACGGCAGGTGCGCGATGGCACCGTTCGCATTCGCGAGGACAAGTCTCCACCGCCATTGCCAACACAGCCAGAACAGGATGAGGATGCGTTTCTGGACGACATCATCAGCCAGGAACTGGGTGAACAACCCGCAGCAACCCCGCTTGCCAAGATCAAATCCCAGTTGATTGCCTATGCTTCTGGCATGACTCGTACCAAGGATTTCGCTGCAGGCGCATATGCGTGGGGCAAGGAAAAGAACCTTGGCCTGGGTGTCGATGCAACCGAGCTCACCACAGAGGCAATCAAGGCTATCGCAGAGCGTCACGTCAACATGCAGACCAACTTGTTTGTTGATTCTGGCGCGTTCGGTGTGTTCCGGCGCAACATGCGCGCGGTTACGGAATACCGCAAGGCCGCAGGCGATCTATTCCGGCAGCAAGGGCTCCCCACCCCGAAGCTGGAGAAAATGGACTTTGACAACGTAATTGCCCGTTACGAGCATCTGCAACTCGCCATCGAGAATGAGAATGTTGCCGAGGACCAGGATGTGCCGGCACCGTTGTTTGTTGCGCCTGACATTGTTGGCGACCAGCAGGGCAGCCTCGATCTGCTGCGCCAGTTCGCGCCATCGATGCGATTCATTGGCAAGGGGCAGGTGGTCGTTCCTCTCCAGAAAGGAGACATGACGCTTGCCGAGGCTTACGCCAAGGCCAAGGCAATCATGGGCGGCAAGCCGTTCATTGCAGGCATTCCGTCCAATGCAAAGGCTGTAAGCGCCGAGGAGTTCCGGCAGTTCGTTCGCGAATCTGACGCGACTGCCTTCCACTTCCTGGGCGCACTTTCTCCCAAGACGCTCGATCCAAAGCTGCAGGTGCTTGCGGATGAGAACGTGGACATCACGCACGTTTCTGCCGACGCCAATCTGCTGCGGTCAGCCCTCTATGGCAGCGCCGTAGCAAAAGAGCTTGGCCGTCCGGATGCAATCGTCAAGACGCTCGATGAGCAACGCACGATTGGCCAGGCAGCCGCATCAGCAGCCAAAAACATTGGCGAGGGATTGAAAGACGTTGGCGACGCCTTCAACACCCTATTCAACGACCCAAACAAGCTGAAATCCGGCATAGGCTTTGACGAAGAAACCTACGCCCGCGCAAAGCCCATTTTCAAAGCGGGCGCCGCTCATTTCTACGAAGCAGGCATGGATATTGCCGAGGTTCTGCAAAAACTGGTACGTTGGCTCATGGCAAAGGACGGCGGCAACCAGCCGCCGGAAGCCATTAACCGGGCTCGACCGTACCTCAAGCAATTCGTCAAAGACGTTCGAGACGGCAAGGAGCAAATCGATGTACCAGATCGACAGCCAGATATGGAACCAGGTCGCGGAGGCGAGCCCGCTCAAGACCGGCTTCGCGAAACGAATGTTCCCGCTGCCGCAGGACCAGATGGAGAAGGAGCTGGAGGCGGAAGAGGCCAGACTGGTGAAACTCAAGAGGGTGGACCCGGTAGTGGTGGCGGCATATCTGGCAGTAATGCCTCTCCTATGGGAAGCCGAATCGATCAGCGCATTTCTCGACCAGAGGCCGGGATTAGCGACTTCAATCCAACCGATACCGACACTGACGGAGGCGTTGAGGGCGGCCAGCCAAGACTACCCATTGACAACGGCAGACCAGACAGCACTTCGGAATTTGCTACAGATAGCCCCGGAATAAAGGATCGCCAGAAAGCCCAGGCTGCCGCCGAATCCATTGAGGTCAAGGACGCTGACCTAGACAACATTCGCGAAACGCTCCCGATGCTGTATCCAAAGCAGCAGGAGGACGTTTACAAGATCGAGCAGCGTTTCACCAAGGGCGCCGGTATGCTCATCACCAACGGCACCGGCACTGGCAAGACGTTTTCCGGCCTTGGTGTCATCAAGCGGTTTGCCAAGAAGGGCAAGGGCAACATCCTGATCGTTGCTCCTTCTGACGGCATCCTGCGGGCGTGGATCACGTCTGGCAAGCTCCTTGGCATCGACATAAACAAGCTGGACGACACCAAGAGTGTAGGCGAGGGCATAGTTGCTACCACCTACGCCAACCTTGCCAACAACGAGACGCTGGCCGATCGCGAGTGGGATTTGGTCGTCACGGACGAGGCCCATAACCTTTCGTCCAACAAGGACGGCGCCGAAACTGCAAACCTCTCCACCTTCCGCGCCATCACCCGCCACCCGCGCGCCGTGGTTAAGCGGACACAAATGCTGCATCGCGACCTGATGGAGAAGATTCGGAAGGTCAAAAGCGATCTGGAAGTTGCACGGACTGCTGACGATCAACGCTGGTGGGCTCAAATTGAAGGGTACGAACGCCAACTCAAAGAGTATTGGAACCAATACCAGGAGCTCCAGAAGGCCGTTGAGGCCGACATGAAGGCCAAGCCGCGGCCCAAGGCGCTCTTCCTGTCTGCAACGCCGTTCGCGCATGTGTTCTCGGTGGACTACGCAGAGGGTTACCTGTTCGACTACCCAGCCGACAAGCCCGGCGGCGGCTACAATTCCGCAGACGGTCGCAATGCGTTCTTTGTCGAAAACTTCGGCTTCCGCATGCGCTACAACAAGCTGACGCGGCCAGAAGCGGAAGTGGATAGTTCGGTCATGGAGCGCCAGTTCCATGAGAAGCTGAAAAAGGAAGGCGCTCTTTCCGGTCGCAAGCTCGATGTCGAGCACGACTATGACCGCCGCTTCCAGACGGTCAACGACAAGGAAGGCGCCCGCATCGATGAGGGCTTCAAGTGGCTCCGCGATCAGGGCAAGGGCTTCCATGCCGTAGCCGACATTTACCAGAAGAATTTCGACTACCTATCTCGCATGCGCTTGCTTGAGGCCATGAAGGCCAAGGCGGCAATTCCTTACATCCAGGCCCACCTTGATGCTGGCCGCAAGGTCATGGTGTTCAACAACTTCAACGAGGGTGGCGGCTTCACCGTATTCCCGAAGCTCATATCAGACGACGAAGTGTTCTGGTACGACGACAACATGAAACAACAGAGCGCCAAGCTCAAAGATCTGTATCAGGCATTCGAGGATGCCAATCCGTGGATCACCAAACTGGACTTCTCCGACTATGACGCGCCGCGCCACACCCTGCGGGCAGCGTTTGGTGATCGGTTTGGTGAGTATAACGGCACCGTCACCGCGAAGAAGCGCGCCGAGAACCTGGAGCGGTTCAATAAGCCGGAAAGCGGCCTTGATGTCCTTGGCGTTCAGGCGGACGCCGGCGGAGCTGGGCTGTCTGGTCACGACACGCTGGGCATAGCGGAAGGCGGCAGGCAGCGCGTCCTTATGAACCTGGGTATGCCTGTGCGCCCGGTCACTGCAATCCAGCAGGAAGGCCGCATCTATCGCGATGGGCAGATGTCCAATGCCATGTTCCGCTATTTCACGACCGGAACCACATGGGAGCGCATGGCCTTTGCGGGCTCGATCGCTGAAAAATCGGAAACGGTCGAGAACCTGGGCATGGGCGACATGGCCAGATCGTTGCGCGATTCGTTTGTCGATGCCTACGAAGAGGCAGGAGACTTCCAGCCTGGCCATGAAGATGAAGGGGTGGGTGGCAAGGAGCGCGACGCGCCGATCACCAACAATATGTCTGACTTTGAGCGCGCCAAGACGCATTATTGGGCGATCCAAAAGAACACTAGCAAACGCGAAAGCCGCGGTGAGTATTACGCTACGCCAGAGCCGGTCGGCGTCAAGATGGTGGAATGGGCCAACATCAAGGGAAATGAGCGCGTTCTGGAGCCGTCCGCCGGTCATGGCGCTATCTCCAGGTACATCCCGGCTAACACCAGCACGACCATTATCGACACCAACGAGGACCTGCTTTCGTCGGCAATGCTGCGGACCCAGCATGCCAAGGCGATCCGCAGTCAGTTTGAGGGCCACAACATCGTCAACAAATATGATGCTGTGGTGATGAACCCGCCGTTCGGCCAGGGCGGCAGTCTCGCAATCGCTCACTTGGAAAAGGCTGTGAAGCACCTTCGCAATGGCGGTCGTGTCGTGGCCTTGATTCCGACCGGGCCTGCTGCCGATGCAAAATTCGACAAGTGGTGGCACAACACCGATGGCAGCCTTGGCATGGTGGCCGAAATCAAACTTCCAAGCGTGACGTTCGCCCGCGCTGGCACCGGCGTTATGACCCGTATTGTCGTGATCGAGAAGCAGACGGATAAGGAAGTCGGGACGCCGATGGGGCCGCGCGCCGATCTGTCAGGCGCCCAGGACATCAATACGCTGTTCGATGCGCTCGACAATATCACTTTGCCGCCTCGCGCGGAGCCGCTGACCAAGGACATCGACGCGCCGGCCATTGGGGAGTTCCGTATTGCTGGCATCGATGTAAACCTGCAAGAAAATGTTGTGGGGCTTGCGAAGGGCGTAAAGCTGTCCAAGGAGCAATTCAAGCATTGGGCTCGGCTGGGCGAGGCCGCGCAAGGCACATACCTTAAAAGCCTTCGCGGATGGATGTTTGACAACCAGGAAATGCGCGACGCATTCCTTGCAAGCGTCGAGAAGAACCCCGAGCCCGCAATCATGGCGGAACCTGCCCCAGCCACCCTGGACTTCGAGAAGAAGAAGGCGTGGCATGCGGTCAAGCAGCGCGACACGTTCGTTGCCGTTCCAAACCAACGCATCAGCACCGATGATTATGCCCGCGTGAAGCGCGTAGCGCAGGCCAATGGCGGATACTGGAGCAAGTACGCACAGAATGGTGCGATCCCTGGGTGGCAGTTTGAATCGGAAGCCGCTCGCGACAAGTTCATCGATGAAATCAAGGCAGCCCGGCCAAAGGACCTGGGCGCCCGCACCGAAGTGCCACTTTGGTATTCGCGCTTGGCTCGTTTTGTCCAGACGATTCCGATGGCGAAGGGAACGCCAGATCAGTTTGCGGCCATGATCCAGAAAGGTCCGCTCAAGCCCAGCGAAATCGCCTGGAGTGGCGTCATAGAGTGGCTGGAGACGGAAAAGAACCTTGGCCGCCAAGTGGAGCGCGACCGACTGCTGGAATGGCTGAACGATAACCAGATCGCCATTGATGAGAATGTGCGTCAAGGCGGTTCGCCACTTGCCGAAGAGTTTTGGGTGAGCGACTTCGAGCGCGAAGAGCCAGGCCAAGAGTATGTCGATGACATTGCTCAAGACTACTTGCCAGATGAATTGCAACGGCTGGCCGACGACAAGGGCGTTGCCGTCGATGAGCTCGATGATGCGGACGAGGAAGCTGCATTCGATGCTGCACGGCAACAGGCCTACGACCACGCATCGGAAATGGCGAGTCAGAGGGCCAACGGCACCTATACCGGCTTCGCTGGGGATCAAGACTTCGAGGTTACGCAAGACGCGGACACCGGCGAAATGATGCTCTACATGACCATCGAAGGAGTTCACTATTCCGAAAGCCTTCGCCGGTTTGCCGACAGTGCTGAAATCAAGCAGGCCGTCAGGGAAATGTACTCCGAGCATTACCGCCGCAATGATGAGGATTACAAGGAGACACTGCATGCCGAGCACACGGAGCCCGGCGGCGAGGACTATACGGAACTGACACTCACGCTTCCCTACGACACCGTAAAGATTCCGCAATGGGCGGTCACCGTCGCCACTGCAACACCCGGCGTCAGGCGTGTAATTTCTCGCTATACGGATCGCCAGAACGCGGAATGGTGGATCAAGGAAAACAAGCCAGATGATGCCGAAGTTGAATTGCAGTGGGTAAACCGCACCCACCTGGTCGAAGATCACTGGCCGGATGAAGAGAATGTCATTGCCCACCTGCGCTTCAAGACCCGCTATATCGATGGCAAAAAGGTCATGGCCATTGAGGAGGTTCAGGGTGATCTAGGCCAAGAGCTACGCGACAAGAAAAAGGAATTGGCTCGCCTCGAAGGCAATCCGGCTGTCAACAAGGACTACCTGGCTGTCAACAAGCGCGACATCGACTTCCTTGAGAAATTCCCGTTTACCCCGTCCGAGGAATGGAGCGCGCTTGCGATCCGCCGGGCGCTGCGCTGGGCCGTGGACAATGGCTTCGATCGTGTCGCATGGACGCCGGGCGTTGTCCAGGCGAAGCGGTGGAAAGCGGATCACTACATTAACGCTTTCACCGTGCTCAACCGCAGTGAATATGCCGGCACACCCACCTTCCAGCTCACCCTTGAAGCCGACACCGGCCTGCACATCCTAGAATTTGATGATCGACAGACCATCATTTCTGCCAAGGGCTGGGTGATGTCCAAGAACCTTGGAAAAAACCTCAAGGAAGTGTTTGGTGAGCAGATGGCCGCCGACATTGTGGCCGCCATCAAGCCGAAGGATGGCACCGGCTTCAAGCAGTACAAAGAACCGATCCGCTGGGGCGGCGAAGGTCATCGCTTCTATTACGACACCCTGCTGCCAAAGCTGGTTGGCAAGATCGCCAAGCCGTTTGGAGCGAAAGTTGAAGCCTTGCAAATGGCCGACCTTCCAACGCCGGTTACTGATGCGGACGTGATCGCTTATCACGATATGAGCGTAGAGTTTTGGCGCTCCCTCACGACGCGACAGAAAATGGACTTGTCCAATGAGGCAATGAAAGGCAACGCTGGCGGCTACCAAAAATGGTGGTCGCTCGACGTAAACGACGCCATGCGCCAGGAAGTCAGCCAGGGCATTCCTCTTTGGCAGAAGAAATACCTAAAGGCCGCCAATCCAAACGAAGGGCGCCGCCTGACGACACGCGAGCAGGTGCGCATCAAGGAAATGGTGGACGAAGTGGCCCAGCGCGTCCTTGGTCGGTCATTGCGCGGCGTGAAGCTGTTCACGCGCCTCTATGACGAGGCCAATAGCGGCGCTTACGAGCACGGCACCGGCGTAATCAAGCTGGCGCTGGAAGGTTGGCTGAACCCGTTGGTGGGCATTCGCCACGAATCGATCCACGCTTTGCTGCGCACTGGCGTCATTTCCAAGCCTGAATTTGGCGTCCTTCGCCGCAACGCCGCCCGCTGGCGCCGGGACTACAGTATCGAGGAACGCTATCGCGACTTCTTTGAGGAGAATTACCCGCAAGACATGCCTGGCCGCAATGCTGCGATTGAGCTATCGATGGACGAGGAAGCCATTGCCGAAGCGTTTGCGCGTCATTGGATGCTGCAAGAAGAGCGCGGCATCATCGCTCGCATCTTCAACAAGATGAAGAATTTCCTGGAAGCCTTGCGCAACGGGCTAACTGGGCTGGGCTACGAATCGGCGGAACAGATATTTAGCCGCATCGAGGAGGGCGAGGTTGGCGAGCGCACCCCACGCATTCCCCGCAGCGTTAGCGCGCCCACCACGCACCTGTACGCTTCGGGCAAGCCGGCGCCTGCACGGTCTATCGAAATGGGCGATACGCCGAGCATTACGCTGGCGAAACCGCCCAGGCTATTCGCCAAAGACCCTCGCTTCAACTTTGAAGAGGGGGCCGATGGCAAGCCGCAGTCAATGATTCCCGGCTCCGAATCTATGACTAAGGCGCAGCTCGACATTATCAAATCGCGTGAAGCCAAGCGCCGTGCCGAGTTGACATATAAATCAACTCTCAAGCCAACGGTCGAGCAGGAAAAGATTGGCGGCCTGTTTGAGCAGGTGGAGAAAGACGACGATCCACAAGGCTCACTGTTCGTTCGCAACGTGTTGCAAGGCAGCCATGCCGTGTCGATTCCGCAGCGCACCAGGCGCATGCTCCAGCACCTTCGCCAAGGCGCCAGCGAATACACGGTTCTATGGCGTCGCCGCATGCAGGACAGGTTCATTGACTGGAAAAACCTGGAGCGCAAGATGGCGCTGCCAGAATATCTGTCCGTATATCGCGCGGAAGAGCTCTATTATGGCAAGGTCGGCGGGCGCATGGATGATATGCGCTGGACTCACTTCGAGCCCATCATGCGCGCGATTCGCGACAAGAAAATCAAGGTGGACGAGTTCAACAAGTTCCTGATGGCCATGCATGCCAAGGAGCGCAACGACTTCATCGCCACGCGCAACCCGAAAATGCCGGATGCCGGTTCTGGTATCGCTACCCAAGACGCACTGGACTACCTCAACATGCTCCGTCGTCATGGCAAACTGCGCGACATGATGGATGTGGGCCGCATGGTATGGGCCATGAACCAGGCTGCGCTTGATGAGCGACTGGCGGACGGCTTGATTAGCGCCCAGCTCCATAATGACCTTTCTACACGGTGGAATTATTACGTTCCGCTGCGCGGATGGGCCGTTGACCTCGATCCAGACGCTGATCCCGAATTGCCGCGTGTAGGCAAGGGATTTTCGGTAATGGGCAAGGAATGGAAGGCCGCCCTTGGCCGCGAGTCCGTGGCTGACGATCCGCTTGCCTATTCCTTCACGCAAATGCAGGAGGCAATTGTTCGCGGCGAAAAGAACCGCGTCTCGACCACGTTCCTACGTCTAATGCGCCGTTATCCCGCGCCCGACACATGGGAAGAGATTAAGGGCCACATGCGCCGTCACCTGGACAAGAAAACCGGCACGGTAAAGGAGATTTGGGAACCGGAAACCGGCTACGATAAGGATGTGCTGACGATCAAGGTCAATGGCAAGCCGGTCTATGTAAAGATCAAGGACAAGAATCTGCGCAAGTCGATGCTTGAAATGGGATCGACCGACATGGGGTGGGTGCAACGGCACCTTCACAAGCTGAATAGGTTCCTGGCCGCGGTCAATACATCGCACAACCCCGAGTTCATTCTCACCAACCTCGCTCGCGACATTCAGACCGCAGCAATCAACGTGACCCAGGCCGACATCAAGGGGCTGGAAAAGGCGATGCTCATGGACATGCCCAAGGCCTTCAAGGGTGCCTTGCGCGGATCGCGCGGCGACTTCTCAACGCAATGGGCGCAGCACTACAAGGAGTTCAACGAGGACGGCGGCAAGATTGCGTTTTTCGCCATTGACGACATCGAGGCCCAAAAGAAAAAGATGGTGGCCGAAATGCATCGGATCGCTCCCGGCAATCCGGCGCGAGCCGCCTTCAACTATGTGATGAAGTTGGACGGCATCATTCAAGATTACAATATGGCGGTCGAAAACACGCTCCGCCTGTCCGCTTATGTGAATGCCCGCCGTCTTGGCGCCAGCCGGTCCAGGGCCGCCAGCCTGGCCCGCAACCTGACCGTCAACTTCAACAAGCGCGGTGAGTGGGGAACCGCGATGAATGCCTGGTACTTGTTCTATAACGCTGGCATTCAGGGCTCGTTCCGGATGCTGCAGGCTCTTCGCTATAGCCGTAAGGCGCAAATCGCCGCCGGCATACTGGTGGCAAGCGGCATGTTGCTCGACATTTTCAATCGCTGGATAGGTTCTGATGATGATGAGGAGGAAATGCCGAACAGGTACGACCAGATTCCGGCATGGGAGAAAGAGCGCAACTGGATTCTGATGGTCCCTGGCGCGGACAACGGACACTACATCAAGATTCCTATGCCTTGGGGCTACAACACGTTCCATGTTCTCGGTCAACAGATTGGTCGGCTCATGCCGGTACTGGGTGATCCAAAGGCAGAGGTTTCCGACGCCCTGAACACCATTCTTGTCACGTCGATGAACGCCTTTAACCCAGTCGGCGGGTCGGATCGCATCACCCGCATGCTCTCGCCAACCATTGGCGATCCGTTCTTTGACATTGGCGAAAACCTGACCTGGTTCGACTCGCCGCTAATGCCTGACTATGGCAACGGCGACAAGCGTCCGGACTCGCAAAAGGCTTGGAACAGCACCCCGCAAAAGTGGAAAGACCTTGCGACGTTCCTCAATGAACAAACAGGCGGCAATCAGTGGCGGCCTGGAGGGATCGATGTTTCACCTGAAACGCTGCAGTATTGGTATGAGTTTGCAACCGGCGGAGCGGGCGCGTTCGCCAATCGCACGGCCAACTTTGCCGAGCGCATGGCCGCCGGGCAATGGGACAAGATTGAAATGTTCCAGGTTCCGTTTGCGCGGCGCTTCTATGGCACACCTAACGACCGGCAGTTAGCAAACGACTTCTACAACCTTCTGGACGAGGCGCGCATCGTTGAGAAGGAAATCAAGGGCTTTCATGCCGAAGGGAAGCACGAACTGGCCAAGGAAATTGCCAGTACGCCAGCCGGGGCGACCTACAAGCGCATCAAAAAAGCCCACAACACCATTGCGCAACTGAAATCGCGCATGAAGGAAATACAGGGCAATGGCAGCTTGACCGAGGAACAAAAGGACGAACGGCTCAAGCCCTACGTCGATAAGGTCGAGCACAACATGCGCAATGCCGTCAAGGCCTACTACAATGCGGCCAAAGAAGCGTCAGGAGACACGCTCACGGACAATCTGCTGGACGTGTTCAGATGAGCGACAAGATGGTGTTGGTAATCATCATCAGTGCCATCCTCTCAATCGTCTTTGACCTACAGCCCTCGATAGATCAGGGCTTGCGAATCCCCGATGGACCTATGGAGGAATGGAAATGACCGAGTTCCAGGCAGGCGCCGCCTTGCAGCGCACCAAGGGCGCCGTTGAGCGCGCCGCAGCGATGGTGCCATGCCACCCGGCGATGATTGCTGCATTCATCGATGTGGAGGCTGGCGGGACCGGCTATTACGCCAACAACATGCTCAAGGTGCTGCCAGAGCCTCACTGGCTTTACCGCCTGCTGCCAACCGGCCAGCGCAACAAGGCGCTAATGCTGGGACTGGCAATCAAGAGCTGGTCGCGATCCACCTACAGGCGCATGTTTCCAACCGCGATGTCGCGCTACGATTACCTGAATGACGTGGCTAGTCGCTGGGGCAAGGAAATCGCCGTTGACACGGCGTCCTGGGGCGCCGGGCAGGTCATGGGCTTCAATGCGGAGAAGTGCGGCTATGGCTCCGCCGTTGAAATGTATGATGCATTCGCCGGGTCGGAAGATGAGCAAATCATTGCAATCGTCAAGTACCTGATCCGCTCCGGTGGACGTGACGAGTTGCAGCGCGAGGACTGCCAAGGCTTGGCGAGGATCTACAATGGATCTGGACAAGTGGCCATCTATGCGCCGCGCCTTGAAGAGGCCTTGAAGCGCCGCAAACGTCAAAAGTGGCAAAAAACACCTAATTCGCGTTTGCCTGCCAAGCGAGACAAAGATTGGATAGGCATGGGCGACAGCGGCGCCCAGGTCAAAGTCCTGCAGGAGCAGCTAGTCGCGCTGGGTTACTTTGTCGAAGTGGACGGCGACTTCGGGCCAGCGACCAGGAGGGCGGTGCGCAACTTCCAGCATGACCGCGGGCTAAAGGTCGATGGATACGCTGGATCGGACACTATGGCCGAGCTCATTCGCGCCAAGCCGGTCCCTGCGGTCTATCAAGGCAATCCAACCGAGCGCGAGGAGGCGACCGGCGACGATCTGCTGGCCAAGGGATCGAGCACGGTGCGTCGCGCCCGGCAGGGAAAACTTACCAATGTCGTCACTGGGAGTCTAGCTGGGGCAGGCGCTATAGGGAGCGTTATCGAGGCTGGCGAGACGGCACAAAGTAACGCAGAGCGCGCCGGCGGATTGTTGGAGTGGATTCTACCAAACAGCCTGTCAGGCTATGTGGTTTGGATCATGGCCGTGGTCGCAGGGCTGTCCATCATCGGCTGGATCGTCAACAACAAGATCGAGCGCCGCCGCGTGGAAGAACACAGGCGGGGCAAAAACCTATCGATTGGAGGGTAGCTATGCTTCAAATCATATCGTGGGCGAAGAGCCTCGTGCTCGGATCGATGTCCAAAATCTATATCTACGCCGGGATTGCGGTGGCCGGGATCATTGCCGTTGCCTCGATCTTGGCAGGCGCCCGCAAGGCTGGCCGGGATGCTGAACGTGCTCGCCAAGCCAAGGCTCGCCTGGAAGCCATAGCGCACAAGAACAAGCTGGATCGCGAAATAGATGCTTTGGATGATGATCGACTGATGGAAAGGGCAAAGCGATGGGCAAGGGACTAATGCTTTTGGTGGCCATGCTGACATTGGCCGGATGCGATGCGTGGAAGCAGGCCTATGGCGACTTCTGCGACGTGGCAGAGCCTCATTTTCACACCACTGCAGCCCTCAAGGCTATGAAGCCGAAACAGGTTGCAACGGAGGTCAAGCACAATGAATACGGTGAAGCAAAGTGCGGATGGAAAGCCAACAGTAATTGATCGCCTCAAGGCCATCACGGTTGGCGAGATTTGCGCGGTCGTCATTCCGTTGGGTGCCGTTATCGGCGGCATATGGTGGCTGTTCGAGCCCGCCGTGGCCGGGCAGATCGAGCGCGTTATCAAAAAATACGGCGTGGACAAGGATAGCTTTCAGCGCGTCCAGGGCGAGATTGAGGACATCAAGACCAAACAACGCCGGGTTCTCGACCAGAACGCCACCATCATTTTCCAACTGCAGCAATTGCGCGACGAGCTCAAAAAAAAGCCCGCCGCCGGGGCCGACAACGGGCAGTAAGTTTGGAGAAATGCGTATGTCATTTACGCAGGCTCTAATCTGCTCTCAACGTCAGCAAAAAGCAAGATATAAGGCACCTGGATTGTTTTGGCGATCAGGTAAAGCGTAGGAGCACTTATGCGCCTTTTTCCCGCTTCCCATTGCTGGACCGTCTGCTGGGCAACGTCCAGTTTCTCCGACAAAGCGGCTTGAGACATTCCCACTTCCGTTCTCCAATATTGGATCGCCTTGCCGATCTGCTTGGCAACAACGGCCTCTTCCTCTTTGCGGTTCATACCTTGGTTCCCCCACCACCCCTGCGCACCGGCCCCTTCACAATTTCCGGCGGCACTTCCCCCTCTCCCTCATCGACTGAATCAGGAATCACGTCACCAACGATGTTTTGCACATCGCTGTACGCCGCTTGAATTGCCTCGTGCATTGCGTCGAGCCTTAATTCCAAGGTGTTTAATGCTTCGAGGTCCTTCTCATACCTCTGCCGCAGGTTTTCTTTCGCCGCGACAATTTCCCCTTTCATGGTGCTGGCCCAATCCGCACTCCCCTTTCTGCCATCATTCATGGCGTTCCATATTGCATCAAACGCATTGTAAACAGCGTCCGCAGCCTGGCTCGCTGCGAGGATTACCGGGTTATTGAAATCAGTCATTTGCTTGCTCCTTTAGGTTCGGCTTCTCGCCGTTCATCATGTCTGCGATCCGCACCAGGTACTCGGTGCGGCGCGGCATATAGATCGCCACCAGCTCCTGCAGCATCCACGGATCGTTGGTATGCTCATACAGGTGCGCCGCGAAGGCGATCACATCAACTCCCACATACTCCCACCATAGCCGTTCGTTGTGATTGTGCTGCGCGCCTGAATGCATGGTGTGCAGCTCTGGACACAAGGGAACGGCCCATCGGTCGTCTGGCTTCTCGCCCATGCCGGTTGGCCTTTTGCCCGCAGGCTCCCAGCCAAACCTCACATGGGCCGCGTGGACGCCTGGGCGGGCCGTCAGGACGCATGGAAGCGCCCTGATCCGGTTTAGGTGGCCTTCGTCACGAACACGCTTCATCGCTGCTGCATTTCCTGCATGCGCTTCTTGGCGGAGTCCAGTAGCCCCTTCGGGTCTTTGTAATCGTCTGGCCATGCTTCCAGCGCCTCACAAATCTCCTGCAGCCTCTCCAGCGTGGCGTTTCGATCCATCAGGATGCGAACCACCTGCATATCCTTGTGGCTGGTTTCTGCCTGCTCTTCCTTGGGCTTTGGAACTTCCTTCTCTGCCACCTTCTCTTTTTCCGGCGGCGCTGGCGGCTCCTCTTTGGCGGTCAATTCCTTATCCGCCTTATCCCAACCAAGCTGCCACGCGCGAAACGCCTCGGAGTCTAGCTCGTCCGGACACGCGGAGATGTCCTCTCCATCCTGGCGCGCCGCATATCCGTCTCGAAACGGATCAGGCACATGGCCGCCGCCTTCTGGCCGGCGCGGCGGTGGTGCTCCAACCGTGTCATGGTCAATGACGACGCCCCCTGCCTCGACGATCTGCCCATGCATTTCTTCTGCCACCAGGTCGCCACCAAACTCTTCGGGGAAGGCTCGGCGCAAAGCGGCAGCCTCGGCGCATTTCTCAAGCTGGCCACGCGGGCGCTGTTGCCACATCGAGTTCGGTAAGAGGCTCTTCCCGCTCGCCTTGGCGTAGGTTTCACCCCAATAGACTTTTGGCCCCGCGAAAAGAACCCTTTCACCGCCAACCATGCGATAGACACGAACCTGCGCCCATTCCGGATAGGTGAGCTCGATTTCGGCGTCCCTTTTGAGTTTCTTGCCGTTCTCATAATACGTCTCCTGCCCATTGAATTTCCTGGTGCGATCCGGCCCCCAAACCGTGTCGTCTATCCCGGCAAACTCGCCCGTTCGCATGGCGGTCGTGCGCAGCTCTCCAATGCCCGGCCAGATCGTCTCGACCATCCCCCGCTTCTCGCTACTCCAGACCGGAACGATGTGAACTGGTTTTTTCATGATGTCGAAGCGGCGGGCGGCACAATATTCCAGCGCCATTGCGATCGACTCGACTGATTGCGCGGACGGGAATATCGTGTCTAACAGCACTTTCCATCGGCTCTGATCGAGCTCGTATTTCTTGGCCAACCTTGAATCCAGCGGTAGACGCGGACGGGCCAACACTATTTCATTTTCGCTCATGGCTTACCTCACAATGGTTTGGGTTTCATATTCAATGATGCAGCCGGGGATCGCATTGCGGTGGCGATGCTTCTCGTCTGCTTGAAGCGTCTGCATGTAGCGCCACGCGGCGGCTTCGATTGCATCCTCATTCAAATACGGCCACAGGGCTTCCACATCACACTTGGTTGGATCAATCAGGGTCAGCTTCCATCGCCGTTGCTGGGTGGCCAGCGCGCCTCGATCCGACCGGGTACGCGCCATGCCAGCCTCGTCTTTAGCTTGGGCAGCGGCCCGATCAGCATGCTTCTCGGCCCGTTCAGCCGCCGCCAGGTTCAACTTTTCATCCTTGGCGGCTTCTGCCTGCTCGGTCTTTCGCTGCTTTTCCTCTTCTTCCCACCTGCGGCGCTCTTCGAGGCGCTGCTTTTCTTCCTCGCGATGGCGCCGGCGGGCTTCCTCGGCTTCAATTTCTTGCTTGCGCATTTCCTCGATGCGCTTGCGGTTCTCTTCCTCGGCCTTGGCGCGGGCTTCGGCCTCTGCCTTCTCGCGCTCTGCCGCTACGGCCCTTTCTTCCTCGGCCCGTTCAGCGGCTTCGGCCTCGCGCTTCTTGCGCTCTTCCTCGGCCCTCTTGCGCTCTTCCGCCATCTTGCGTTCGAGCTCGATACGCTCCTGGCGCAAGCGTTCGGCCCTCTCGGCCTCTTCCTTGGCCTTGCGGGCAGCCTCTTCCCGTTCCGCTTGCGCTCGGGCGGCGGCCTCTTCTGCCTTCCTACGCTCTTCCTCGGCCCTCAAGCGAGCATCTTCCGCTTCCCTGGCCTTGCGCAGCCGTTCCTCGGCTTCCTCGCGCTCTTTCCTCTCCTTCTCCAGACGTGCTTGCCGTTCCTGTTCCTTCTTGGCCTCGGTGTACTTGGTCAATCCATCGCGCACCGCATCCATTGCCTTGCTCAATCGCTCTTGCGGCTTTACGAACGTCGCGTTGATTTCGGCCACCTGGTCCTTGAGGGGCTTGGTGTAGTGGGCTTGAACCTCTTTCAGCTCCTTGACCAGCGCGCGGGCGATCTTGATGTTTTCCGCAACCAGCCCGGCGGTATCTTCATCATCGACGGGGATCGAGGTCGGTGTGCGCTCGATGGCGTCGAGGATTTTGGCGAACCGATCAAACAGTTCGGATTGCTCCTGCTTTATCATGTCGCCAAGCGATTCTGGCGGCCTGTTGTGGCCGATGTCGATATTTTCGACCGCGTTTGAGGTTTGTTCAGTCATTGTCTTGCTCCTTTGTGAACCTGTGCGGGGCGATCTTGCCCCATTGGATTGTGAAATCCGGATTGGCTTCCGGGCTGTCAGGCTCATGAATGGCCGCCCATTCGAGTTTCTGGTACAGGTACAGGTAGGCCGATTCCGTGATGGGATCGTGAGCGAGCCACGTCCACGCCGTCATGGGGTCAAAGACCTTCCTGTAGATTTTGCACTTGAACACTTCATCATCGGTGAGCCGCCCGCTTTGATCGACGGGTTGATGGCACCAGATCACCGCTGGCACATAGGGGCCGCCCTTCACTAGCCTGGTTCTGTACCAGCCGCATTGCGGATCGCCGTCATGTATTTCTGGATGTCCGCCCAAAATCGCGGACGTGTGCCATTTGTATAGCTCGCGCCGGGGTGTTGGCCGTCTCACGAGTGTTCCTCGCAGATGATGATGTCCCGCAGCTTAAACCGGGGCTTGATCTTGCAGTGCGTCTTGCCCGCGTTCTTGCAACGAAAACAGGAAACGACCACGGCCTTGTTCTTGTTGTCGTGGGAGGGCTTTCCGCCAAGGCGGCGCACCTGGGCGGCCATTCGCGTTGCGCTAGGTGGCATTTTCATTTGCTTTCCTCTCCATGTTGATCCCATCTTCCATCGCTCGGCTCACGGTTTGCTCCATCATTCGCGTGTCGTGCCGCTTTAGTTGGTCGTGATACCGCAAAGCGTGGTACAGGGCGTTGAAAAGAAGTTTCTCGCGGTCTGTCCAGCCGCTTGAATTGTATGCCCGTAAAGAATTTTCCAGATAGTCGGGGAAGCCCTCAATGTGGGTTTTCGCCATAACATGCTCCTTTGTTGTTGGCGACGCAACGCTACAGCTATTTGTGTGTGGCTGCAACAGGTCTGCTGCGATAATGTCGATTTTGGAGACAGATTTGATGCATCCCCTAGTATTCATTCGCGATTATGTTTTGAAATGCACGACCGCGCGATTTGCGCGAATAGCCGGGGTGCATCGCATGACAGCTTACCGTTGGTTTCTGGAGGAAACTCAACCGACGTTAGACCAATTGGGCCGTATCCGTGCGCATATACGGGCAAATCACATCCCTTTCGACGCCGACTGGTTTTTTGCGATTCCGCCCGGTTTTCTACAGGAGAATGACGAAGATGGTCGAAGTGGCGAAGATCGAGTACGAAGCGGAGAATATCATTCCGGACCTGTCTAATCAGATGGGAAAAGGTGAGTTTCTTCATTTCATGGCTTTGCACAGCAAGGTCGAAAATGAACTCCAATTGGTGAAGGATAAGCGCAAAAAGCTGCGTCACTACATGGAGCGGCAGGGCATCGAACTGCAGCTATTCGACCAGGTTCGCAAGGACATGGATGTGGCGATTGAGGTTCTGCGCGAACGGCAGCAGACTTTGGAGCTCTATCGCAATTACGCATCCTTGCCGGTTGGAACGCAGGGCGAAATGTTTACGCCCGACGAAGAAGGGCCGACCGATGAGATTAGTGCCGATGAGCAGGGCTATTTGGCGGTCATGACGGGCCGCGGCGCGACTTCCGACGAGAACCCATTTGAGGCTCAAACCGATGAGGCCAACGATTGGCATCAGGGCTGGTTGCGTGGCCAGCAGGAGTTGGCAAAACAAATGCAGAAGTCGGGGCCGGAAATTGGCTGGTCTTGAGAGTTTTGAGACAGAACAAGAGGAGTTTCCCTGGCGCCCGGTAGAGCGGTGCGCCAGCGGACACTTTGTTGAGCTTGCGAGCATTCCCGACGATGAACTGCTGATCGGGATAATCCGATGCACACGCTGCGGTGACGAGCTCGATTTCAATGCGATTAAGCGCCGGTGGTGGGTGTATTTTGAAATGCGCCAGGAGCGACATCGCTTGCAAGCTGACGCCGAAAACTTGTGGAACAAGTACCGATGGTCCGTGTAGCCGGGATCGATCAATCGAGAAATGGTTTTGGGTGGGCGATTGGTTCAGATGAGCCAGACGCCATTCCGCGCTGGGGAACGGACAACCTATCGAGCGCCGGCAATAACGAGGGGTTGATGTATCACCTGGCCGCCAAGCGCGTCCGCCAACTTATCAAGGACGGCGCGCAGAAAGTGTTTTTCGAGAAGCCTATCAAGCTCCGCACTGATAAGCTGGAGGGCGATTTAATCACGGTGGGCATCCCGGCAATCATTCTCCATGTTTGTTATGAGCACAAGGTTCCGTGCGCCTGGGTGCCGGTCGATGAGTGGAGGTCTAGGTTCCTGGGCTTTCACAAGCCGCCGCCGGGCATTGTGGAGGCTAAGGCCCGTCGCGCCTGGTACAAGGAAACGGCGATTCAGCAGTGTTTGGCGCGCGGTTGGTTGGTTCAGGATGACAACAGCGCCGAGGCGCTTGGCATACTGGACTTTGGCTTGTCCTGTGTGTCTAATTCATACCGCAGACGAGTGGGGCCAGTGATCCGGCGAGCGCAACTTAGGAGGTTGCTATGAGGCTCCCGGCAAATCGTTTTGAGTGGATCACTGTTGCGTTGGTCGCCGTTGTGGCGGCCATTTTTCTTTTGATGATGATGGGATGGCAGGCCCTCGCGCACACCACGATTTGGAGGGCAGAAACAAGCGATCCTCAAATCCTCGACTTCCAGCGATGGGAGAACCCCAAGAGCAGGGCAGGATGTTGTGGTGAGGACGATTGCCGTCCTATCGATTCTGGCTTGATTGTGTGGGGATCTGATGCGGTGTCGTTTGTTCACGACAAGACGGGGCAGCCAAAACGCTATTGGATTCCGCGCGATGAAATCGATGGAAGCCCAAATCAAACTACATATGGCTGTGTGGTCGGAAGCGGTAACGCGGCAGAACATCCAGAATTTCCAGGTCAGCGAAGGGCTCGATGTCTGATGCTTTCGGGTGGTACATAAAAGTTGCCGTCTTGACGAATAAAGCTGCATAGTTGTTACATATTGCCATGCGGACTCGAAATCCGCATCTGACCCAGCTCGACGGAGCTGTTAGCAATGCGGCAGGGGTGCGCGCCGAGACGTTCGGAAGGCGGCCCCGTAAGCAGGGGAGCAAGCGCGATGTGGGATCGCCAATCTATCGACTTGATGAAACGCCTGTTGGACATGGGAGACTACACAGCCGCGGAGGTAGCCCGCGCGTTGACGCGGAAGATCGGACGCCCATTCCGAACGGACATGGTGCAAACCAAGATTGCCCGAATGCGCGCCGCCGGCGACCTGCCAAAAAGCACAAGCCGCGATCTGCGCCGCTTTATCAAGCCAGAGTTGAGAACCGGCAACCTTCCCCCGCCTTCTAAGGTCGATGAATGTATTGGCGAGCTGTTCACCTATTGCCAGTGGATTGACGACCACGGCAAGAAGTGCGGCTGCAAGATCGAGAAGCGATACCCTGGCGTGAAAAACTATTGCGGCTGGCACCAGGTTGTCGCGGTGCGCTCGATCCTTCGCCCAAAGGTAGCCGCTTTTCACAATATCGAAATGGAGTCCGCCGAGTGAGTTTTCCATACATTCCATTTTACCCGGCGGACTATTTAAGCAAGGCGCATTGGTTGTCGCTGGGCGAGCACGGCGCGTATTTCAAGCTGATGCTGTTATGCTGGGAGACGCCCGGCTGCAAAATACCTGCCGAACGGGAGTGGATTCAACGTCGTTTGAGTGTGTCGGATCAGGAGTACGAGACAACCGTTCAGCCGGTCCTAAATGAGTTTTTCAAACGAGAAACCGAGTGGTTTTTTAATGCGCGACTTTTAGATGAATTTGAGAAGCTAAAAACACTGTATGAATCGCGCAAAAACAATGGGAAAAAGGGTGGTCGTCCAGCCAAAAAAACTAAGTCACTGAAAAACAACAAAAAGAGCAAAACCACTAGGTTAGTTTTAGGTTCCGAAAATCAAAACCTAAACGAAACCGAAACGGCCTATAACCAGAACCAGAACCAGAACCATAATAAACCCTCTGTATCTCCCTTACCGCCTGCTGGTGAGAGTGTGGTAACTTGGAACTTCGAGTTTGAGGAGTGGTGGAAAGATCAATATCCACAGCGCCTCAATGGCAGGCAGGGATCGAAGGTCAAGGCGAGGGAGTATTACGTCAGGTTCAGAAAGGAAGGGGTCACCAAGAAACAGATATGGGACGCGACCGAGGAGTATTTTCAGGAGCTGGTGCAGATCGACCGGCTCAACACCGAGTATGTCAAACACGCATCGAGCTGGTTGTTTAGCCAGCCGTGGGAAAAATAGGAGCAAGAGAATGACAGCAGAAATCGCAGGAATAATCGGCCAGGTCGTGTTCATGGTGTGCATGGCCGCCGTTCTAATCGCTGCCATAAAGTCGATGGGGTGAGTCATGGCTAGGAGCAACAAAAGGGAAATGCCAGCGGACAAGGCGAGGTTGGCGCTGGATGCGTCCGAGAAGGCAACGGGTGTGACGGAATCGAATTTCTATCGGCTGTTTCGCGCTTATTGCTATGCCCGCGGAGGAACGTCGGACGATTTGGGCGCCATTCAGGTCAATCCAATCGATTCTCCGTCCGAGTGGGGCGCGTGGCTTGGATATGCCAAGGCCCGGCACTTGGGCGCGCTTCATCGGTTTATGCTGGCGCGTGGAAAGATGCTGTCAGACATGGGTCATGGATTGCGCAATCAGCGGGTAGCCATCTTGGTTCCCGCGACCTGGCCGGCGGACTTCGATGCGGAGTGGGAAGCGCAGAACGATACCTATAATGCCGACCGTTTCGTGCGCAAGCAGTCTGAAAGGCGCGCGGTGGCTGATATGGATCAATCGCAACGCGATAAGCTCAATGTCGTCTTAGGGGCGTTTGTGCGCCACAGGGGCGAGGCACCAAAGTGGGTGCGCGACAAGATGGAGGAGCTGAAACATGCCGATGAGAGCTAAGTGGTTCAACGGGAAGCCGCCGTGGCACCAGCGGATGGTGTTGATTGAGTCGATGATGAATCTCTGCCTGCAGGGGTATGCGAAGCCCACCACGCCGCTTATCGCACAGTTGGTTGAAGATGCGCAGAAAGCCGATGAAATGGCTAAGAGGTTGAGGAAGTCAGTGCGCAAGCGTTGACAAACGCAACACCATAATTGAGTATTGATCCGTTCAATCACAAAGGAGCAAGTGAAATGAGCGAGCTAACAGACAAACAACGCGCCGATTGGGTGCGCCAGGTGGTCAAGGACACGCGCCGCCGCTTTCGAGGGGAGAAAAACCAGCCGTTTAACAACACGGTGGCAATCTGCAATCTTGCAAACGTGCATTGGTCGATAAATGAACGGGCAGAATGGCGTCGCGCTTTTTCAAAGTTTGAGGAGGGTGGCAAGGTCGCGTTTGTTCGATCAGGGATGGATTGCGACTCCACACAATACTTCGATGTCCATTTTATCGACGTGCCGGTGAACCTGGTTGACTGGGTGAAATCCGAGGAAGAACGGAGATATTGGCTCGATGGACCGGAAAGAGCATGGCTGGAGAAGCCGAGCGCGTTTCCAGACGGGGAGGAACACCGCAGCGCGGATCGGGCGCTGGAGGCCTTCGAGGATGGCCACCCGCATTCGGTTCGATGGGGCAGCCTGTGATGTTTCCGCAGCGATTCACCACTAACAGTGACGCGATCATCAGAGCAACGCCCGATCTTGGCGGCTATTTGATCCAGATCAACAATCCGATCAACGAGGGCGGCGCGGTAATGAACAGGCTAGACCTTATTCAGGCCGCGCGCTACTTGTTGAAGCTGGCGGAGGAGGTTAATGCCTGATCCGCTGGCCCACCTTAATCAAGGCTACTCATATGCGGCTGACGATTCGCGGTTTCTTGACTATGCGGCCAGAAGCGAGCCTTGGCGGTTTGCGGTTGTTACCCACCTGGAGGCAATCGGGGAGAGGCTAAAGGTCAAGCCGATGCAGCTTCGCCCACACCATTCGCAGCGCCGCAAGTTCAAGGACGGCGGAGACATATGGACCGAGGACGGGAGATTGATCGAGGTCAAGGGTATGTTTACGGCCCATTGGAACGACCGGCGCAACTTCCCCAAGTCGGAGGGCCACCAGCCGCAAGCCGGCCACATGATAATCGATGATGTCTATAAGGTTCACGAGAAGCCAGTTTTCCCGTGGGCATATTTCCGCGTCAACGCCTGCAAATCGCTCGCGCTTGTTGCCTATGACACATCGCGCCCGCAGTGGATTCAAAAAGAGGTCTACACCAGAGTATCGAAGCGGTGGAACACGCTGTATCTGTGTCCGCTTAAATGGACCCACCTGGTCCCACTACATGGCGCGACATCGATGTGTCCGCGCTGCACACCAAGAGGAGCAAGACATGACTAAAGAGGAACTAAAGCTGCAGCGTCAGGAACTGATGTATTCGCAGCGAATGCTGGGCGAGGCGCTGGGAGCGTCGCGTAACACGGTCGTTGCATGGGAGAGTGGCCGCCGTCCGGTGCCGAAGTGGATGAAATGGGCAATCATCGGATTGCGGGCGGTGAAAGCATGATCGCGCTAGGTGTGACCATTTGTATTGTTGGGCAACTTGTCGGGATCGTCGGCGGGTTCATCGCCGGGCAGAGCGATGAGCACAACAATCTGGCCTTGGCGTTAATGGTTGGTGCGCTGGCAATGGCTGGAGCTGGTGTTGCGCTGGTGGAGATAGGGGGTTGACAAACGCAACACCATGAACGCATGATCGCGCTTGTCACTAGCCAACTGAAAGGAGCAAGACAGATGGCAGACAAGCTCAAAATCAAGTTCATTGCCGACCCAGGGCATGGATGGCTGCAAGTACACCGCGGCGAATTGGTGAAGTACGGGATTGAAGCGAAGATTTCGTCCTTTAGCTACCAGCACGGCGAAACGGTGTATCTCGAGGAGGACTGCGACGCAGCTCACTACCTCAACGCGCTGAAAGCGGACGGGATTGATGTTGAGTTCATCGAGGTGTTTCAGGACCCGACACCGATCCGCAACTACCCCTCATACACTCACTAAAACCTGACGGGCCGGGCCTCACAAGCCCGGCCTAACCCATTGGAGCAAAGCAATGGCCGATAAATTCTATCTCTTCGACGTGAAACTGTTCGCATCGGTTCGCGTCAAGGCGACGTCGGAAGCGGACGCGCGCCGCCAACTGAAAGAACAGATCGACCACGCCGAATGCAATTTCGGCTCATGGGAGAACGGCGAGCTGATCATTGCAATGTCAACGATCGACGACGGTATCCTGCTTTGGTCGAGGTTATGGACGAGAACAACAACTTCATTGAGGAGTTCGCCTGATGCCAACGATCCGGATCATCCTTGGAGAAGATGCCTGCCACGCCTACACGCACGAAAACGTGCGAGACAGCGCCAAGCTGGGCGATCTAGGCGGCGAGGTTAAGCGCAAGCACTTCGCAACCGGCGCAGAGCTGGCCGCATACATCGAAGGCCTTGACGATGGGCAAGGCTATTTTGACTACATTTACGAAACCCTAAACGACTGACCAGCGCGAAAGGAGCAAGACATGAGCGCGTTTTATGTAGGGACTGACCATATCAATGCCATGCTGACGATACTGCAGCACACCGGCTATAACAGCGGGCGCAATGGCTACTGGATCGACAAGCCCACCAGAGCTCAATTGACCGATCTAGGTAAGGTGCTGATTGCCGAAAATCTCAAGAGCCTTGAATACCGTTATCCAACCGATCCCGACAACAAGCACAATGGGGGAGAGGTCGAGGGCTTCACATATGAGCCCGACCTGCGTGTAATGTCTGACATGAGCACCCGCACGATGTCCGATCTGTTCCTGTGCTACGAATATCAGGCTTGCGAGCACGATGCATTTGAACAGTCGTGGGCGCAGCGGATTGTCAACGGCGCAATCAAGAGCATTGCCCGGCGCAATCCCGAACAGAAGCACATCAGCGCTTGGCCATATCAGCGCGACAAGAAGCAGCCAAAGATGGTTCTATTATCTGAACCAGCCTAAGCCAGAACCAGGTTGACAAACGCAACACATTGGAGGACGATGTGTTGCGTTTTCATATGTGAAAGGAGCAAGTCACATGAAACTCACGCAGACAACAGCACCTGTGCAATTCAGTGTAAGCAGCAACTACTTGAACGATCCGGCACCTACAGATTTCACGCTGCAGGACCTCGAACTGTGCCGGATCATATCTGGTAAGTCGGACGAAAAGGAACGCTGCCCAGTGTTCCATGATTTGATACCGTGGAAAAGCTGTACTGTGATCGTACCCCTCAAGCACGAGCAAGACGCGCTTTATTGGCTGGATTTCATACACGGCGCTGACTCGATCCAATGGCGCAAGCCTATCGATGATCGCAGCGTCGCGATCCGCAGCAATTACATGGCATGGTGAGAGACATGGCTAAAATTCCAGAAGAAAGAACGGCGGAACAGATCGCCAAGGCAATCGACTTTGGCCAACTGAATTACGGGCAGAGCATCGACCTGAACGCCGCGTTGGTGAAGGCTATCAACGCAATGGCCTATTGGTCAGGATCGGATAGCTGTCTCCATATGATCGCAGCATTGCAGGCAGAGGTCCAAGTCAGGCAAGCCGAGTGTTTTCGCGAGACGGAAGGAAAGGAGAAAGCATAATGGCAAAACATATTGTGTTCACCCTTCACGTTGATTCAAGCAACCATGCCTTCCAAGAGGATCACGCGCACGAGATTGCCCGCATTCTCAAAGAGGTTGTCGCCAAGCTGGACGCAGGCAAGGTCGTGAACCGCTTGCATGATGTCAACGGCAACTTTGTGGGATCGGCCACCATGTATGTGAGTGACGTATAATGGTGTGGGTCGTCATATGTCGCGACAACGGTTATCCAACCGACGAGTGTCGCAAACCCACATGGGATGAGGCGCTGCACCTTGCCCGTAAATGGGCAGAGTGCCTAACATCAGAGGACTTCCCTAGCCTCAAAGCCGGGGAACAGGTTGAAATTGGAGACTGTGAAACCATCGAGATACAGGAGCAAGCACGATGAACCTCGAAATGAAATCCATCAAATACGCCGCATTCGCTTCACAAGAGACAAATTGCTTCGAGGCCGTCATATGGAAGGACGGACAACCGTGGGCGCACGTCTCTAACGAGGGACACGGCGGACCAGATCGGTTTGAACCCATATATCCAGAAGCGCAACCAAACTTCTATGACGATGTGAAGGTGGTGAACGATGCACTGGCATCCTCACCAGAAGGCATCAGATACACCGCAAGATGCAAAAAAGATTACAAGATGAACCTCACATTCGATCTTGAAGCATGGTGTGGCGAGCGCCTAGAGGATCACCTACAGAAACAGAAGCTGAAAAGAACGCTGCGCAACAAAGTGGTGTTTATCGACAAGGGCAAGCTGTTTCAGATCGGTTACAACAATAAGCGCAAGGTCGATACGTTGCTGGTGGAGCATGTGAGACAGAAATATCCAGAGGCCGTCGTGCTTAACACGATGAAACCAGACATGGCTTTTGAGGCTTGGCAGACAGTCGCGGACTGATCCAGCCAAATCAGCTAGGCAGGAGCCCGGTGCAAGCCGGGCTTTTGTTTGCCTTGATGCACACACAGATGCGCACCTGCGACGCAATGGGCGGGTTATCCGATGCGCATATGTGACGGCCCGTCCGAGTATTGCGCAAATGCGCAGTGACGCATACACTGCACACCCATTGTAGGGCTAGGCACAATGGACAACTGCAGGATGGCGCGCACCAGAGGTCCAAAAGGCCTGATACCCTATCGCAAGAAGCGCAAGAGCGGCGCGCAAAAGCGCAAGGCGACCATCGATCCGACACCAGAATTGTTGAAGCGCAAGGCGGACGCGCTAGGGCGATCCCCATCGAGCGCAACACGCAATCAATCCATCGAGCCCCTAGATGTTATGCTGTTTCATGGCCTGATCGACCCCGGCGCCCACCGTGCCGGGGTTATGTTTGGCTACTTGCGGTTCGTCGTTTACGGCCGCCAGCGCGAGTGTGCGCACCTGGTCGCCGTCATTCACGGCCACCTATCGAGCGAGGACGCGCGGGATCGCCTGCTAACTGATGATGAGCTGATCGACAAGCGCGAGCGCGAGGAGGCCTCTTACAACAAGGCTTGTGCGCTGCTGAAATCGCTAGATCGAAGCTGGTTGGCCGCGGCCCAGTCGGTGCTGATCGATGGGCGCTGGCCCGACTATCTCACGCGAGTGAGGGCGATCCGTGCATTCAAGGCGCTGGCCCAGGTGTGGGGGATACGGGAGGGCGATCTATGAGCATGTGCCGGGACTGCGCTCAAATGCGGCGGGAACTGGAATTGATCCGCCTAGAGCTGTATCTCCTGCGCAAGGCAATAAGCCGTGAGCGGCGCTTTGATCCCAAGCTGTGCTTAACGCCGGCCCAGTCGCGGGTGCTATCGCTGATGTTGCGGCGTCCCGTAGTCGCAAACGATGCGCTGGCCGCCGTGACTTGCGGGCATATGCGGGAAGGATCTGTTGATAGTGTCAAAACGCAAATGTGCCGGTTGCGCCGTGTGCTCAAGCAACACGACATCCACATCAAGACCATGCGGGCCGTAGGGTATTACCTAGAGGGCGAGGACAAGAAGAAGCTCGCAAGGCTGGCGGTATGGTCATAAATCAAAATAAACGGCCCACCACGCCGCCGAATGGCATCGCGATACACTACGATGAAATAACGTACAAATGGTCGTTCACTAGCTGCCCAGGTGGATTGTTGACCGACGAAAACGGCAAGCCGATCACCCTTGACGCATCGGTTGGCCGACAATCCCGCTACGCATACGATGAGCTGCAGAAGGAAGGTGAACGCATTATGCGCTGCATGGCGATCTGCAGGCAATTATGAGAGGAGAGCAAGACGATGAACACTGGCAAGATCACCCAAGCGGAAATGGTGGAGCTGTTTGGCGAGAAAGCCCCGATTGAGGCTATCACCCTGCTATTCGACGCAAAGCCTACCGAAACCGTGGGCGAGATACGCGCCAAGCTACGAGCCATAGCGGAGGCCAACAAGCCGCCAAAGCTGGAGGGCATTCCAAACGACACGGCCGCCATGCGGATCATGGCAGAATACGTGGAGTTCGGCACCATCAAGGACTTGGAGACAGCCACCCAAATCATGCGCAACCTGTCGTGGATACGTGATCAGATGGAAATCAACACAGGAAGCGACGCAATGGACCGCCAACTGCAGGATATAGCGCAGATCGGCGCGTTCATGGCCTATTGCCAGGCTGTGGGAGCCGTCACGCCAGAGGTTCGCGGCTCACGCATAGGGCTGGAGATTTGTGTCGATGATACCGCGGGCGAAGAGACGAACTGTTGCGTGGGTGATTGTATCATGCTGGACGAGACAAAAGGCACACCTCTTGATTTGTGGTTCTGCCTGAAAGTGATTGACCTTTGTTATGCGGAAGGCCGGGCGGTTCACAAGCATGCACCACGGCAGATGGAACGCATTCGTGGCATGATCGATGACCTACTGACCGATGGGACTTGGCCAACCAGTGGCCACGGTTATCACAAGATCAGAAGGAAGTGGTTGCAGGCATGCAGAGCGGACCTGGACAAGCAGGAGGCTACGCAATGAATGCCCAGATACAGCTAATGCGGTCCCTGCTGGTGCTGATGCGCGACGTTCGCGGCCACATCGATCCCACCAATCAGGCCTTTCTGCACATGAGCCACGCCATTGAGAGCGTTGAACGCGCTTGCATACAGGAGCAACAGGACCATGAAGGACAAGGCCAAGAATGACTGAATGGCTGCTGATAATGATACTTGTCTGGCGTGGATCGGCCATCGAGCAAGTGCTATTCGCCAACCAGCAGGAATGCCTGGCGGCAAAGGCTCGGATCGAACAAGGGTTTGAGGACGGCGGGTTGACGATGATGTGCGTCCAGAGGACGTGGACCTATGACTAAGGGCAACCATACAAAGTGGATCGCTGTCAGTGCTGACGGGGAGATTTTGGCAGACAAGTGCCGCTGGGCAGACAATGGCGACCTAGTGTTCGAGATTAAGCGGGCAGGCACGCTCCACGCAGTTATGCCGCTCATCGAGGCATACACCTACCATCACATCGACAAGCACCAGTGCCACGTTAATCCGGGCGATACCGTGTCGCTGTCTTTCCGGCCCGAGAACTAGGGACTTAATCGAATGCCGTATGACATACAGGAGGGGAAAGCGGTGATCTGCCCGCCTAAGTGCGCCACAACGATGATAATGCATGTATGGCGCTACCTGGGCTTTGAGGAGCGCATGCCAGACCACGTTCCGGCGTGGGTAATGCTTTCTGATCTGCAGAAGGCAGGCAATCCACCGATGCAATGGGCTATGAACGTCCGCCATCCAGAGGAGAGACTGGCCAGCATGGTCAATAGCCAGCTCTACGGGCGCAACGGCAATCCAGACCACATCCTCGACCGCGTAATGCTTGGCGAGTGGATATTGGTGAAGCCGCAAAGCTGGTTTTTGGAGAACACACCCGACGATCTGGACCTGACATTGTTCCCATTCGCACCTCACATGCCCATAGTTAAGTGGCTAGGCTACATCGATCCACGCGGCGACGTGCCGGTTGCGAACAGGAGCATGGGGGAGCTCACCATCGAGGAGCTGCGCGCATTGCCTGGATGGAAGGATGCACTGGCCATGTACGATAGCGACTGGGCATTATGGGAGAAGGTCAAGTGACGCTAGGAATGGGCAAAATGCACGAAAAGCCTGGGGTTTTTAGTCCAGAAGAAAACAACTGGTTAGGATCGCTGGCCAGCTACCTAGATGAATTTGACGAGCACACCGCTGCAGAACTGGTGCGGGTTGTTGATCGTATGATAACAATTCTGCAGCAAAACCACCGCGAGGACGTGGACATTGCGTATCATCAGGCGCTACAAGAGGTTAGAGAGGAGCAAGACACATGACATTGAGTTTAATGGATGAACTGGATGCAGCCTTCCGCACGGTGCAACGCCTATTGGCCGACATCGAAACAGAGGATGGCAGCCCGGCACACGCCCAGGTTCTCATGGTTGTATCGCTTGAACTGGGCGATCCCCAAAAGAAGGTGATTATGGTCCCGAACGGGCTCACCAAGGGGCAGGCGCAGCTTGAATTGGAGCAGACCATCGAAATCCTCAAGGCAGGCAAAGAGAGGAGTGCTGTCAGTGGCGAATTACAGCCGGTTTAGACGGTGGAGACGTGAGCCGATGCTAAAGGATGCCGCGGCATTGTGGGCATTGAGCAAGTCAACGCTTGAGATTGCGCAGATGCTGCGTGTGTCGGAGCATTTCATTTGGAACAACATGGAAGAGATAAGGGACCTGGCCCATGACAATCGTTGACAATCCCGATCCTGTCTTATTGCAGGCGATCACGCTCAAGCATGCGTTGAGGCTCTACGCCAAGACCGGGCTCCTGCCGAATAGGCAGACCAGCGCAACCAAACTTTTGCAGATCGCCACTAGAGTGACCGGCAAAAGCTACAAGCGCGGGCAACACGCCAAGGCAGCCGAGGACATTGAAAAGATACTCAAGGCCGGCACCGATCCAATCAATCACAGCCAGCAATTGAGCGAAGAACACCACTAGAGGAGGCCCGCAGTATGGCAACCGTCACCAAATCGATCCTATGGAGCAAGCGGCTGGAGAAGTATGTCGCTAGAGTTTCGGTCCTGGCCGAGAGCTGGGCCGTGGATCGCGACGTTTACAGCTATGCCAACGACAAGGAATCGCTGCAGAAGTGGGCAAAGCGCCAGCAGGAGGCTTGGGCCATCGATCCGCTTGCGCAAATCGTGTTTAACCTTGAGAAGGCAAAGTGATGGCAGCAATACGAGGAGAAGGCGATGAGTGAAAATGTTAGAATTTGGGAAAGGAAGGTCGGAAAACATAGGACGGAAGACGACGAAAACAAATGGCAAGCCGACATTTTTTGGGGAAACGAAGATCATCATGGCATAGGGAAAACACCGTCTGAAGCATTGGTTAGAGCAGCAACGCACTGGGCTTCCCGAAGCCGCTCAATCTCTGCTGCCTGCGCGGCTCTTCAGGAAGTGGCCGACTTGAGTACGGGGTATGATGACCTCGTTGACGCCCTTAAAATAGCCCGCGCAGCCCTAGAAGAAAAAAGAGTCAGATGAGTGATGAGTAGTTGGCAATCAGACATGACACGAGCGCCTATTGGAGAGCGTGTGCTGGTGAAAAACCGTGAAGATGGCACGCCGTACTATGCGGTCAAAGGAAACGACGGGGAATGGCGGAATCCGGTAGTTCATTCCTGCGTGTATGATCCGCAGTTGTGGAGCAAAGAAAGAATAATTGTTTCAATGACTTAATGCTTCTAATCACCCAGTTTTCACCATAGAAAAAGCATTTAGCAAAGAACGTCCTGGCAGGGTTTGAGTAACATCCAGCTCTATGATACAAGATTGATGTCGGAAGTATGCACCCCTCGATCCCCTGCAACGGATCACGGTCCCACAGGCATATTTCTGACACTTGCTCCAGAGGGCGGTTGTACTGATGTGCAGCCGCCCTCATTGCGTTGTGCTGCAAATTCGTATATAGGGACCACTTAGGCAGTTTCGACTTTTGCCGGTGCGCGTCCTCGCCGTCGCCTGCAGTTCTCATCCGAATCGAGAACCGGCCTGTCAACTGCCCGTAGCCTGGACCGACTTGCTCCCCTAAGCGGCCCATCTAAATAGCAACCCCTGGTCACGACGGAAAGCCCGCGGCCAGGGGTTTGCTTTACGGGAGACACTTCAATGGCCAAGATCACCCGCGAGCACTTCACCAAAAAGAATTGCGATCCGGAGGAGCTGTATAAGCTCTATCTAAACCTGCCCCACAAGAAGCGCAGCCACGCCGAAACCGCGCGCCAGTGGAATGCCAAGGTCGATCTGGACAAGGACAAAATCAGCGCCGCCTATGTCAGTACCCAAAGCAAAAAGCACGGCTGGCAGAGCAGGCTCTACCACGACCTGGGCGAACAAGGCGTTGCTGGATTTGCAGGCGTTCAGAAATTGCGCATCAAGACGATGTGGGAGGACATCGAGGCTGATATGCAGCACCTGTCCAGCGAGTTTATGAAATCGATCGAGGGCAAAATGCTTGCCAAGGTCAAGTACGAGCTCGACAGCATCAAGCTGGACAGCACGGAAAAGCTGGACGCTATGCTCGACATCATTATGAAGCTGACCGAAGTGGAGCACCGCATTCGAGGCCTTAACATCGACAAGAGCGACAACAAACCACCAGAAGCGCCGAGCAAGCCTATTCCAGACTGGGATAAGATCATAAACGCCGCGCCTGTAAAGCCGAATTGAACCGATGGCCAGGCCTGTTTACGGAACCCGGTACATTTCCGAGAGAAACCAACGGCTGCGAGAGCAGATCGAAAGCGGCCAGGTATTCAACAAGGATTTTCAGGAGATTCAGGGCTTCTACAACGAGTTCAACGAGAAAGCCGATCCCAATGACAAGGCGCTGTTGGCCTGCAATGATCGCTACTACCTGCTGGTGGAATTACTGCACCGCCGCGACGCGCTGCAGCCGTGGGTGTATGATCGGTGCCGAGAGGTCGAGGAGAATCCGGACGGCTACCTCGATCTGTGGGCGCGCTACCACTACAAAACATCAATCATCACATCCGCCGGCATCATTCAGGAGATATGCCGCGATCCGGAAGTGACCATCGCGATTTTCAGTGGCACGTTGAAGATCGCCAGCAAGTTTTTCACGCAGATACAGGAAGAACTCGAATCCAACCTTGAACTGCAGCAGGCCTTTGCGGATGTACTCTATATCAGCCCGCGCACCGAAGCCAAGCGGTGGTCACGCTCCGCCGGTCTTGTGGTCAAGCGTAAATCCAACCCCAAAGAGGCGACGCTGGAGTGTTTTGGCTTGGTCGAAGGCATGCCGACTGGATCGCACTTCAAGCTGCTGGTGTACGATGATCTGGTGACGGTCGAGCTTGTCTCCAATAAGGACATGGTGGAGAAGGTCACGGAACGCTGGGAGCTATCCGACAACCTGGGCGTAGGGGAAAAGACGCGCAAGTGGCATGTTGGAACGCGCTACTCATATCAGGACACCTACGGCACCTTACTGGAGCGCAAGATACTCAAGTCCCGCCTTTACCCGGCCACGGACACTGGATTGCTAGACGGCACCCCGGTTCTGATGACACCTGCGGCATGGGAAAAGGTGAAGATGACGCAACCCGGCACCGTTGGTGCGCAAATGCTGCAGAACCCGGTTGCTGGACACGAATCGACGTTCCGCATGGAATGGCTCAAGAACTTTGAAATTCTCCCGGCAACCCTCAATATCTACATCATGGGCGACCCGTCGAAGGGTAGGACCAGGGAGAGCGACCACACCGCCATTGCCGTCGTTGCGATGGATTCGGCGGAAAATATGTACTTGGTCGATGGCTTCTCGCATCGCATGAACCTTGACGAACGATGGATGCGACTCAAAGAGCTCAAGAGGCGTTGGGATCATGTGCCGGGCGTCCAGTCCGTCCGCGTCGGCTGGGAACAGTATGGCCTCACCACGGACATCGAGCACTTCCAGAAGATGATGCGGATCGAAAAGGATTCGTGGCCAATCGAAGAACTGAACTGGGTGCGAGAAGGCAGGCAATCGAAAGAGGATCGTGTGCAGCGCCTGCAGCCAGACTTTTTGCAATCTAGGTTCTATCTCCCGCAAGTGGTTTGGCACGAGGTCAACGCTGGTGGCGGTCATGCCGTTTGGACCGTCAATGTCGGAACCAACAAGATCGAATACCGCCCGTTGCTTAACGAAACAAAGCCCCAGCGCATGATGAAGGCAGCCGGGCAGGCTTGGCGCATCCAAGAGCCGATCACGCGCAAGGACGAAGATGGCAAGCTCTACGACCTTACGCGCCGGTTCATAGAACAGTATCTAGCCTTTCCAAAATCCAGGCTTCGCGACCTGATCGACGCCACGAGCCGCGTGTATGACATGCAGCCCGTTCCGCCTTCGGTATGGGAGGCTGCGATAGAAGATGAGCCGGTCTACTATCCCGACGCTTGAGGAGGAAATCGAGTTTGATCAAAAGCTAAAGGCGTTCGAGCTCAACTGGTCGCAATGGTGCGGATTCTGCGGCAAGCGCATCCGCGACAACGATTACGACATCTACCTGGTTCAAGAAATCTATTACCACGGCTGCTGCATCCATTTTCTATGCGGTGCGGACGGAAAGACGTTGGCTAAGACGAGGAAACCGAACTGATGCCTGCTACCAAGCAAATCGTCACGACATGGATGGCCGAAGTTCTCCAGGCCGATCCAGAGTGGCACAACAAGTATTATGTCTGCGATGAATACAAGTTCTCGAACGGACGCATATTCGAGGCTAAGTACAATACACGCGGCGCGTATGGACCGGACTATGATTGATCCGAGCGAGCTCTACCTAGAAAACTTGATCGCCCGCGCCCAGGCCAAGATGAAGGCCGACAAGGTGATGGACACGTTCGACAAGCGCGTGAACATGCCGTTGGCCCAGCAGGCTACCAACCTTCTCTACACCAAATACCCAGCACCCAAGGGCTTTTGGGAGGTCGAGGTGCGGCTGGAGAACAAGCTGGTTGAGGTTCGCGCGCCCATGCTCGAAGTGGGCGGCTACTACATCGATCCAGACAAGCACCTGGACGATCCCAAGATGAAATGGGTTATCACCGCCGGCGGCGAGCTCTTGGAGCGTTACCGCGTCAAGCGCGGCATGTTGGACAGAGACACCGTGGAGGAGGCAATCGCCCATTGGGGCGAGCCAGACAGCCGCGCGGATGTTCATGTGGAGGGCTAACGTATGTCCGATTCGATTGTCGCGGCACAAGGATTTGTTGGAAACAACATCGAGGAGGACGTGGTTTCTCGTGCGAATGAAGGTCGCGACCGCGCTGGAAATGTTCAGCATCCAGATGATGAGTTTTTTCAAGCGGGCATCAACGCCATCAGCACCGGCCAGTCTCATCTTGCGAACGGTGTTCGAGCACGTTGGATTGCCTCGCAGCAGGCTTACAACAACAAGCATTTTGACGGCTCCAAGTACAACTCCAAGCGGTTTAGAGGCCGCACACACCTGTTCCGCCCCAAGACGCGCAGCGCAGTTCGAGCGGTTATGCAGACAGCGGCGAACGCCTTGTTTGCCAATCCGGACGTTGTTTCTGTTTCGGCGGGCGACGATCAGGACCAGGTGCAGCGCGCAAGTGCGGCGATCAAGCAGGAGTTGATTAACTACCGGCTGGATTCAGGATCAGGGCGCAATTCAGTGCAATGGTTCGTGACGGCAATGGGGGCCGCGCAATCTGCAACAGTGACCGGCCTGTGCGTTTCCAAGCAGTATTGGGAGTACCGTGAGCGCGAGGTCGAGGTTCAAGTGGAGCGCACTACTCCACGCGAGGTCCAGCCCGGCTTTTCCGTGATGGACAAGGAAACCGTCACCGAAACGCGCAAGATCATCGAGCGTGATCGACCCATGATCGAGCTCTACCCGATTGAGCAGGTGGGCCGCGATCCGGCTGCAGACTGGACGGACCAAGCCAGCGGATCGTTCATCTACCTGTCAAAGCCAATCACCGTTGACGACCTCAAAACCCTGATGGCGCAGCCCGGCCCGGTCAAATGGCGCGAGCTAGGCGATCAGGAACTGAAAAAGTCGATCATCGACTATGAGGCTTCCGCAGTTCGCCGGTCGCGTGAAGAAGGCCAGGACCGCCTCGATAGAGCCCGCCCGGCCCGCGGTCACGACCTGACGTGGATACACGAAATGTTCATTCGTTTGGATGGGCAGGAATGGCATTACTGGATGCTAGGCAAGCACCAGGTTCTATCCGAGCCAATGCCGCTAGAAGAAGCCTACCCGCACCTGGAAGGAGAGCGCCCGGTGATCGTCGGCCTTGGTGCGCTCGACGCTTTCACGGTGAACCCGATGTCGCCGGTCGAAAGCTGGCAGCCGATGCAGCAGGAAATCAACGACCTGGTGAACCTGCGCCTCGACAACCTCAAGCAGAATATTTCCCCACTGACCAAGGTTCGCCGGGGCCGCCGCGTATCGGTATCGGCCATCCAGAACCGTTCTCCCGATTCGATCCTGTACCTCGATGAGCTCGATGATGTCGAGTTCGACCGGCCACCATCCTTTGGCACCGAGGCATATGCCGAAATGGATCGCCTCAACGCCGACTTTGACGATCTGGCAGGCAAGTTCAACGGCGCGTCCGTCCAGTCCAATCGTCAACTGAATGAAACGGTCGGCGGCATGAAGCTGTTGAACCAAGCGGCCATGTCCATGTCCGAGTTCGATCTGACCGTGTGGATCGAGACGTGGGTGGAGCCGGTCATGCGGCAAATCCTCAAGCTGGAGGAGTATTACGAATCCGACGAGGTTGTGCTGGCACTGGCCGCCAAGAAAGCAAAACTGCTGCAGAAGTTCGGCGTCAACGATGTGTCGGACGACCTGCTGAATCGCCAGGTGACGTGCCGCGTCAATGTTGGCAAGGGCGCCGCCGATCCAGTCGCGAGCCTGCAACGCTTTGGCATGGCGCTCGAAATGTTCATCAAATACACCGGCGAAGTGGGCATGATGAAGCTCAATGTGGACGAGATTGGCGACGAGATATTCGGCAAGGCCGGCCACAAGGATGCAGATCGGTTCATCAAGAAAGATGATGGCGAAAACGATCCGCGCATGATGCAGATGCAAAAGCAACTGCAGGAAATGCAGAAGGTCATTGAACAGAAGCAGATCGAGAACAAGGCCAAGGTGGACGTTGCCCAAATCAACGCCCAGGCGAAGCTCAAAGAGCAGGCAATGGAGAACCAAGGCGATCTGCAGGTTGAGCAGATGCGGGCGCAGCAGAAGCAGATGGAAATGCGCCAAGCCAGCAACATGAAGGTCATTGACCATATGTTCCAGTCGCAGCAACCGAGAAACGGCGCACAGCAACCGTCAGGGGCGGGGCAGGGCAATGGCTCTGGAGGCGGTAGCCCCAATTCCCCAAGCTCTCCAGCACAGCAGGGGCAGCCACCGGCCAATGTCACGCTAGTGCAGCCGTCGATGCCGCCAGCGTCGCCACAGGCTGATCCA